ATGCCTATATCTTTAGTCGGATCTTTAACACAAGTTCATAAAACAAATTTATTATCTGGAAATGGTGGTGATACTTTAATAGTAAAACGTGTAAATAATAATGTGGAGAGTACTCTAAAAATCTCAAGAGGACTAATGCTGGTTATGGGGTCCTCTGGGCTCAAAGCAGATCACTTAAATATTTTAGGACAACAAATACCTAGAGTGTTAAACAGAAAAGAGACGTATACAACCGCTTTTTTAAACATTAATGCGAAAAGAGATTTTGAAGATTCTATAGACTATATGAAGAAACTAAAGGTGGAAAGTAGTCGTTTAATGACTTCTAAGATTTCTAATGACCAAATAGTTGAGATTCTTCTTTCAGATGCAGCGAAAACCCAAAAAAATGTAATTATAGATGAATTAGATTTAAGCGAATTCACAAAAGTATACATACTAGGACATGGAAGTGCTTGGCTTGGAATAATAAAAAGTGGAGACCAATATTTTAATGTGCCCGATATAGTTGATATTCTTGAAAAGAAAGGAATATTGTCATCTATTAAAGATCTTAGATTTGTCAGTTGTCAATCGGCAGACAAAAGAGTACCAGCAAGTATGTCTGATAAAGATCTCCAAGATGCAAATTGTGAAAAAGGCTTTTTACACAGGATGTTTTTTGGTAAAGAACAATCTTTGATAGATATAGTGTCAAAAGAGATTTGGGATCGAGGTTATTCCGATGTGTCAGTTTCAGGATATCATGGGAATGGTGTTTTTTATGATGGTAAAAATTTACCATTATGTCATATCAGAAGTACTACTATACCTGTATCGGATATCGTGAAAAGGAAAGAGGTTAGGGAAACGCTTAATTCAGAAGTAGATTAATATATAAAATAATAATGTTATGAAATTCTTATTGATTAGTTTGAATGTTTACTAATTTATATATGATCTGACAGTTATTTATTCTTAATCGGTTTCTGTCAGATAATATATGCACTACTTTGCTATAATATAGGATTTTCCTTATTTAATGTTATTTGGATTGGTCAGAGCGGTCACCAAATTTTGGTACTATACCAAACAACTTGAAGTTGTAGATGAGTAGATCCCTATGAGCATAGATGCACTATTTGATTGGGGTGAGCGAATGCAGCCAACACCGCTTTAGCTTCAAGTAGGAAGGGTATAATTTAATTAATTGATCTGTTTTGGCAGTATTCAACAATACAGGCACAAATTATGATTAGAAACGCAGAAACTATTAAAGAAAAATGATACTAGATATCCTAAAGGTGATAAAACTATCGCTGAGTTAGCCTAGGAATGGGAACATGCTCGCTCTACCAGCACATCATTGCCTTTCTACGTTCGAGATAATCCGTGCGGTTATAAGCACTGAGAACTTGGCTATCGTCAACGTGGGTTAGGGCAGCTTCAACTAAATCGGGATCAAAGCCTTGCTCGTTGAGAGTGGTACTCGCGAGAGAACGTAAACCGTGACTAACAAGCCGACCAGCAAACCCCATACGGTTGAGTGCCATGTTTGCCGTTTGGCTGTTGCAGGGTTTCTTTGGGTCTCTATCTGACGGAAAAACAAAATCACGATGGCCACTTATCGGTTTCATTATTTCCAATAGCACCAGCATCTGCTCAGTGATCGGGATGCGGTGTTCTCTTCTTTTTTTCATTCTCTCGGTGGGAATAGCCCTAACTTTCTCATCCTAATCAATGTCGTCCAAACGCGCACTAGATGGGCTTAGGCATGCTGGTGTGTTACCACTTATTTTAGGCTTTCACTAAGCGCAAATATCCAGCACCAGCGACACTGTAGCTTCCATAGCTAGATTTTTCGATATGCTCACTCCACCAGCTCATAAGCTTTCGACGAGAGTCTAAATAGTCGGTGCGGTTGTATGCTTTGCGTATTTGGTTTTTGTCAGTATGAGCCAATGCGGCTTCAATGACATCAGGTTCAAAGCCCTGTTCATTAAGAGTGGTACTTGCCAAAGCACGAAGGCCGTGCGCGGTCGTTCTATCCTTAAATCCCATTCTGCTAAGTGCTTTATTAGCGGTTTCAGAATCGGTGGGTACCTTTGGATTACGGCTAGATGGGAAAATGAACTCTCTATGACCACTGATGGGCTTAATCGCTTCAAGAATAGCCAATGTTTGTACTGTCAGTGGGACTACGTGCTCACGGTTCATCTTCATTCGCTCTTTAGGGATAATCCAAAGCTTATTAACCATGTCGATTTCTTCCCAACGAGCACCAGAGGCTTCGTTAGGCCGAACCATGGTGTGAAGTTGCCATTCAATTAAAAATCGTGTCACATGCTGGATATTTGCTGTAGCAACGGTGCGTATAAGATCATGCATTTCATGTGGTTGCAGGGCTTTCATGTGCACCACTTTGTGTTTTTTAAACACATCACGGATGCCAGCCAATGGGTTAGCATGAATGACACCACTATTTACCGCATAGTTCATGATTTCATTCATAAGTTGGGCGGTGCGTTTTACAGTTTCTAGTAATCCTTGAGACTCTATTGGCCGTAATGCAGCGATGGCAATCGGTGCAGTAAGTTTACTAACGGGTATCGAGCCCAATTTAGGAAAGGCATAAAGTTCAAGTTTTCGCCAATTCCCTTCCAGTGTTTTTTCTTTTATCTGCCCTTGTTTACTGGCTTTCCACTGTTCTGCAACAAACTTAAATGTCGCATTTTGTTCAGTAATGATTTTCGCTTTTTGTTCTTCTTTAGCGAGTTGAGGATCAATACCATCCGCTAACTGCTTGCGAGCCTCAAGGGCTTTCTCTCGAGCTTCCGCCAAAGACATATCGGGATAGGTACCAAACGAAAGATAAGTAATCTTATCTTGTCCTGGTCGTTTATAACGGAATTGCCATGAGCGAGAATTACTTGGACGTACGCAAAAGTAGAGATTGCCGCCATCAGATAAACGATAAAGCTTATCCTTAGGTTTTGCGGTTTGAATTTGCCTTGCGGTTAGATTATTTGCCATTTCAATCCCTCAAGTAATACCTGGCTAGAGCATGAGGACCCCAAAAATTAGGTATTACTTTTGGCTAATAACTACTTAATTTACATTAAGTTACAGCCTGCTTTGGTGGGCGGTTTGACCATAAAGTAATACCTGGATTGGTGCTCAAAAGTAATACTAGCACTAGAGTGGGTAGCTGGGTATTACTTTAGGTATTACGAAAAGCGAACGCTTTTATGACATCTTGTGGAATATTACTGAATAGTAACTATTTGATTTTCATGAATTTCAGATAAGAAAAAAGACGTCCTAGGACGTCTTTAAACTTGAATGTGGCGGTGAGTGAGGACTAACGATTGAGCTTGTATATTGTTGATTTTGTTAAATCATGATGACTTTGCTTGTTTAAAAACATTTCATAAAACATTACTCGGGGAGTTTGCTGCCTGTGAATTTTAAGTGCAATACTATTCTTTACCAATAAATCTAGATGATTGCATTACTTCGATATTATCGGATGCAACAATTACCGTGCACCCTGAAATTAAAGCAATTAAAAATAGTGGAATTAAAATTTTCATACACTTATCTCTTCAACAGTGAATATTAACTCTTCTATTGATAGTTGCGCACTATCACTTTCTTGAGTCCAAATAACAGGGAATATTTTATCCCCTGATTTTATTCCATTAACCTGAACATCAGTTGTGGACTTCCCAACGGGTGAAACATATAAATCCCAAGTAACTTCATCTCCAGAACCATCGCCAATCCTTGCGCATCGAAATCTTGAAACGTAATTTTCAAGAACCTGAGAACCTGAGAACCTGAGAACCTGAGAACCTGAGAACCTGAGAGCCTGGTGAGCTTGGTATTGAATTTGGGTCTCCAATGCCAAGCCAACAACAACATTATCGTTTGAACTAAATCTGGCTATCATGAGTGCCCATTTGAATAGTCTTTTAACCTGATTTAAACCCAAATCGCTCAAGCACCGAGTTTTCAATCTCATCTTCAAATCGCCAAATTGGCTCGACATATCCTTCATCACCCTCTTTTAGTGATGTGTCGTAGTTGTCAGGATACTGCGCATCGTCGTAGCGCACTGTAATTGTCGCCGCGGCAACTGCTTGCTCGTACGTTAGCCCGACGCTTTTCGCGTCTTGCGCTGAGTTAATAATTTTTGATGTGCCTCGCATAGCTGGCTCTCCAGGTTTTTGATTAGGTTTTTGCTATCAGCCCAGCGCGCATGCCCAAACCATGAGGATAAAAATCGGCGTAGCTGCTCTGGTTGATTGCGGGTTTTGTAGCGTTTAATTTTGCGCTTAGCCGTGGTTACTGACTGCCTGCGCAGCAGCTTATGTGTCGGCCAAATGCGATAACCCAGAAAGTTAATGCCTTGACCTAGCGATGTTACTGACCACTTTGACAGTCGCAGGTGCATCTTATCTGCACAAAATTGCTCAAACTCAGCCTTTAGCGTGATCATCTCGGAGCGACTTGAGCCGAAAATCACAATATCATCCATATAGCGTATAAAGTGCCGCCGCTTAGCTGTGTGCAGCAGCCACTCGTCAGCTATCGTGCCGTAAACATTGGTGAATAATTGGCTAGTTAGATTGCCAATCGGGATGCCAGCGCCGCTTGGCGGAACGAATTGCTCAATCAGCGCCAGCGTTTGGCTGCACGATATTTTTGATCGAATGCGCTCATGCAGCACGGCGCGATCGATGTTGTAAAAATAGCCAGCGAAGTCTGTTTTTAGAATCCACACTTCGCCCTGTTTTGCCAGTCTGCGCATTAGCGCTTGGCAATATATCGCGCCAGAGTGCGTACCTTTGCCCGCTATACAGCCGTAGCTTTGCGCGTAAAACGTGCGGTTAAAAATCGGATCAATGATGTTATTGACCGCATGCTGCACAACTCTGTCACGAAACGGCAGCGCAGAAATCACGCGGCGTTTTGGTTCGTAAATCACAAACTCTTTGTGCTTACCTGGCGCATACTCGCCACTCAGGATAGCTCTAGAAATCAGCACGCTATTTGACTCTAGATAATCCATGTAAACCATGCCGCCAACGCTGGTGGGGTTGCCACTGCGCGCCTTGTGAGCGGCGCGGAGTAGGTTGTCGTGACTGGCTATTGACTCAATGAGTCGTTTGTATTTTTTACCCATAAGATTGTCACGCTCGGCTTTCACTTTTGTTACTCGCCTACGGTGAACCTCGCAATGTATTCGCCTAAGCTGGTTAAGCTGGCTGACCACTCGGGTCGCTCAGAGCGCTATCACAACTCTGACGCATATTTTAACTAGTCACAGACGCCACGGGCCGCAATGCTCCCATTGGAATTCCACGGCTCGTTGTTCCAGTTCGAGCAGCGGGAGCCGGCTTGGCCGGAGTTGTCCCAGTTGCTGCCGAAAATCGAGGCGAAGTGTCCAGCTCAACCGTTTTTTATTTTACTTTTTTGATCTACGCATTGAGCATTGCTCCGCACTCACTAATGTGCACCAGTGCGACTTGGTGCTGTTTTGGCGAGAGAAGCTGACGCTTGTGATGTGTTGCAAAGCGCAGCAAATAGCGCAAATTAGCCAGACCAGCATCACACATGTATAGCCGAGACTTTTGACCGGATTTGCCCGCTTGAATAAACAGCGCGGCTTGCTCAAGTATCGCATCAAGTATTTTATTGCGCAGTACTCCATGCGCGCGGGGTGCGTTTTGCAAAATCGGGTAGAGATAATTTGCAGCTTCATCAAACTTTTTTATGATAATCATTTGCTCACTGCTAATTACCGCATCTCTGTACTGATTCATAACGTTCGCTCTCGCTCACTAACCAAGTTGCAGGTGGTCACAGACGCCACGGGCCGCAAGGCCAGCAGAGGAATTCCACGGCTCGGCTCCCCAGTTCGAGCAGAGGGAGCCGGATTGGGCGGAGTCTAACCAGCTTCCGCCGAAACGTGAGGCGCCAACGCCTTCTCTGCCAAGCGCGCAGTAGACACCTCCTTTGCCGTTGGTGGCATCGGCATACCATGCGTAACCGCTGTCACCATTACCGCGATCCCATTGCTCAAGACCCCACTGCCACATATGTCCGATCACCTGTTCACAGCCGATGAGCGAGCGAGCGCTGGTATCAAATTTAGTCGTTACTGGGTCACTGCTTGCGAAGTAACCAGCCACTGATCCTTGCGCCAAAACACTAAATTCATGCGCATTCGGAATACGCTTACCGTAAGCTGCCAGAACTTCTGTTGCGATATACTGCGTTAGGTTTGCGTACTGACTTGTACCGTTACCGCCCAATTTGGCTGGTATTTTTGGGGGTGACGCGCCATCTGCGATAGTTGCGTTGTACGCACTCGTACCCAATGCATCTGGCGTTGTATTAAGTAGATAAATATCAGCCAGAAACTCGAACCGCTAATGTCAATAACCATTCCACGAGGGTCTTTGCATTGGGGGCGAAAGTTTAAATCGTAAAAGCTGTAGCTCTTAAACTCGTTGTTGCCGTAATGAAACCCGCCGATTCGTCGTGAATTGTCAGAGTTATATCCGTCAGGGAATGTAAAATTGCTGGATACAATCAATCCATCAGCAGTCGCATAAATCGCATAATCAACGCCGACAAGCAGAGTTGGTGTTGTAATGGTTTCATTCGCTCCGAAATTTAGAAGCTGACCATCAACAATGACAGCGATGTTGCATGCAGTTTTTAACTGACCGCCAGAGATCATGAATGCAGGTTCGTCTCTAATAGACTTTTCAAAAAGTCGGCTACTGAGAAGTGCGGATACAAGTGCTTTATCTGCATTGGCGTAATCATTGGTGGATAGGCCTTTGCCTACTACTTTATCCACCTTTTGTTCTAAAGCTTGGGTTGTGCTGCTCTGTAGCTGATTGATTGATTCTGTTACACCACTAACAATTTGCTTGTCTTCATCGGTGTAATCGTTGGTGGATAGGCCTTTGCCTACTACTTTATCCACCTTTAGTTCTAAAGCTTGGGTTGTGCTGCTCTGTAGCTGATTGATTGATTCTGTTACACCACTAACAATTTGCTTGTCTTCATTAGTGTAATCGTTGGTGGATAGGCCTTTGCCTGTGACTTTTTCGACAAAATCTGTCAGTGGTTTTTCGTAGCTACCGATCGTTAACCAAGAGGTGTTATCTCGGTTTCTTCGCTTGATCATGGCTGGAGTGGTTGATGTATCAATCCATTCCATAAAGGCAAAGGTTTCAGTTGGTTCTAAGTCAGAAATTAAACTACTGACCGCGCCAGTGTTTTCTTCTAAGAAAGAAACAAGATCGTTGTACTTGGTGAATGCCACGCGTGGCTTTCGCCTTTTCTTCCGTCTGGCTGGGGTGTATCGAGGTTTACTTTGTAAATGGATAAATCAGGCATTTTCTTTCTCAACCTCTTGCTCTTGTTTTGCTGTTCTCACAGCAGACTCAACAATGTGCGATAACCGCGCTTGAAGACCCAATATCAACTCTGGCGTTAGCTTGTTACCAGAGTTAGACATTAGTACCTCGCTGATTTCTTGGTTTGGTGTTTTCACTGTAGATCTCCGCCATTGCTCAACAGCAATGCTGTCCAGATATTGTTTGTAGTTGGTGATCCGATTGAAGCGCTAACATTGATTGTTCTTGTTGCCGAATCCCTTGCGCATTCAACATATATTGAAAATGATGGTGCGGAATTTTTTGGTACAGGAAGGTTAAAGGAAACATCTGTACGAGCTTTTGGGTAATTAGTGTCAACTACATAAACAAATAATTCATTAGAGTAGTAAGTTTGCCCTGCACTAGATACGATGACAGCTCTTGCTTTTCCAGAAGAGAATGTCTCACCAGAAATAACATTTAGTTGCAAATTTAAGTTGATCGCCATAGACCTATCCCAATCTCTTGCATTTTTGATTGAAACAGTGCCAAAAACAGCGCTTCTAACCCATGGGGTTTGGTTTGTTTGAGCTGTGACTCTAGCATTGGATTTACTTATTGATGATGTTATGTCACCGACGATCTGCTTGGCTGATACTGTGCCCCTAAAGGTTGCATCATTTAACTCTGCGTTTCCGTTCTTATCCAATCTCCAACCGGACACACCCGCTTGATAGTTCGTTGACTGAATATCGTTAGCGATCTTCGCAAAGCTAATGGTAGCGTTGCCGATGATTGCGGAACTTAGGTAAACGGTATCGTTAACGGTGTCAAAAACAAAAGGAGTATGAATCTGGCCGTTGATGGTATTTAGAAAACCAACGGTGTCGGCCATAACCAAAAACTCAGATCTTACCGTTCCGTCAGCACCAATCGATGCACCCAGCCCCATGCCAGCTTGAACCACTTTTCCATCTGCCGTGACTTGGGTTTTAACTTGCCAGTTCGCTTTAATCGAGCCATCTAATTCAACCAGTGCTTCTGAGGTTTGCTGAATTACCGCCTCGGCATCATCCACTTGAGCAGAAATGGTTTGAATTTGCTGCGCCAAAGCAGAGTCTGCTTCCGCTCGCACAATTTGCTCGTTTGCAATGGCGGCGGTGGCTTCACCCACTTGCGCTGAAAGTACACTGATCTGCTGAGCTAATGCCGAGTCAGCATCCGCTCTCACTGTTTGCTCAAATAGGATCTTGGCCGTGTTCTCATCGATGTTTGCAGAAAGTTGGGTGATTGATTGAGCTAGCGCCTCATCTCTTGATACTGATGTTGCATCTACCCGAGCAATAAGAGCTTGGTTTTTATCAACCCGAGAGCCGAGAATGAAAATCTGCTTAGATCGCGCATAGTCATCATCGTTGTAAGCGGAGGTAATCGTGGTGTTACCTACAAATGAGGTTTGTGACTCATCATCACCCGCATACCATAGGATGTCTTGGGGGGCGTTTTCATCATCTCCGGTAAGGTGTCCGATCAGGTCATTTTCAATTTTACCGCCAATATCATCAACAATACCCTCGGCAACATCATCCTTAATCTGCTCAACCAATCCGGGTGCGAGCTCTCCCTCGCTAATTTTTCCGCCTAGATAGCTTAGGATTTCATCCGCATCGACTGAGGATTCACCAAGCGTCCAGTCAGTCCATTGCCCTAGGTTTCCGGTTCGGTCCTTAATTCTGGCTCTGAACCAAAAGCGCACACCAGCGGCCAATCCCATCATGAGGTGATCACTGGTTGGATAGGCGTAGCTACCTAAGAACGCGGCGTTTTCACCTAGCGCGTTATCGGCGTACTCAATTTCTGTATAGAGCGCATCTTCAGAATCGGGGCCAAATGACCAATCAAGGAAAATCGCAAAAGGTCGGCTTGCGGTGCGGAAAATCGCCAGCTTTGGCGGCTCTCCGGTTTTACCGACAATATCAGTGAGGTTTGATGATTTCGGGATTGATGCCACATCGTAAGAGTTAACGGCGCGCACTCTGGCCAGATATTGGCCCGTGTAAACGCCCTTAACGTCAATGCTGAGTTGCCCAGTTCTTGGCAGCTTTACCCACTCGCCGTAATCTTTACGCCATTCCACCTCATAAGCCACAGCGTTTTTCACCGCTGACCATCCGATGGTCATCACGGTCACGGCCATGGTTTGCTCTACGTAAACATTCTGGCCGATCGTGACTTGCTCTGGCGCTTCCATTCCACCAACGGGAATTTGGCTGACAGGTCTATCTTCAATCCGCGCGCCAGTATCAACAAAGTCAAACTTACTTGGGTTGTAAGCAACGCCTGAAAACTCATACTCGATACTTTCTGAGTCGGCCTTTCTTGCGCTGACGATTTGGAAAAGCTGATGAGTTAACGTGCTTTTTTCCAGTGTCCATTGCAGGAGTGGGGCTGGGAATTCACTGTAAGCAGTAGAAACTCTGATCTCCTTGCCTGTTGAGCTAACCACAGTGCGGCTTTCCGCCTTTCCAGACGGAAGATTGATCAAGAGCTTATCACCGGATTCTGCCGCAATTTCTTTGTCTACTGTGATGGTTTTACCATCGGCAGACACGCTGGCAATTCTTCCGCCAATGCGAGAGCCGGCAATCAGGTCATCAGCAATCGCGACGATATCACCCAGCGAAGGAATTTCACCTTCCATGCCAGTTTTAAAGCTGACAGTGCGATCGTTGTTGTTGGTATAAATCGCCCATTTACCGCGGCGCTGCGCTTCGGATTCACGAGTACAACCGAAGGCAGAAAGTTCAACCACATTATCGCCGTAGCGGCGTTGAAGCGCGTTATCGTAAGTGCTGGTAACGTCTGATTCGTAGTTGTTATCTGGGTTGTCATAACTCACAAGCGCGCGTGTGTATTTCACGCGTTCGTCACTGCCAGAATAAGTGAAAGTGCCATCAATCACGTTAGCATTGGTGAATACATAATCCACATCACGCGGCATATCGGCGCGCACAGTCATCTGGCTTTGCATCCAGTAGATCATACCTCGATAGATAGAGGAAAGATCACGTAGAACTTGCCAAGCCTCGGCAGCGGTCGCAATGTAAATGTTGCACTCGTAGCGATGCTCTGTGCCGCCTTTGCCGTCTGGCACTTGCTGATCACAATACTGAGCGATCTTGTAAAGCTCATACTTATCAACAAACTGAGCGCCCACTTTATCGCCGATAGAAAAACGGTTTTCAACGATAAGATCGTAAGTGACCCAAGCAGGGTTGTTGCTGTACGACATTTTAAACGCACCAGACCAAATACCGCTGTAAGTTCTGGTTTCTGGGTCATACGTGTCAGGCACACGAATTTTGCGCATTCTTGCCAATACGCTGACGGTTGGGATGTTGCTGAACTGACTAGCATCAAACTGAATGCCCAACAGCGCGGTGTTTGGGTATCGCATTTTGCGATCAATCACCTCAGTGATCGCGCCGATAAACATGGCGTCAGAAACACGGCTGTTGTTCTGGTTTGCAGTAAGGCGAGTAACACGAATGGTTCTTGTGTTTCCTGCGGGCAGATCTACCTAGTGCTACGCTCGTAAAGCGTATTGGTTTTTCCCGTAACACTGCGAGTAGCAACCGTAACAAAGCTTCCGCCATCGGTGGAAACATCAATGCGATATTGAATCGAGTAACCGACCACATCGCCGTTATCTTTCATTTCTTGCAGTGCTGGCCAGCGAAAACGAATTACAGCTGCCGAAACTTGGCTATCGTTGATCGCTTTAGTCCAAGGTGTATCACTTTTCAGCTCAACGCCAACCGCAATTTCAGATTCCACCGCAGGAAAGCCGGCGATATAACTTTGGTTTACGGTACCTGGTCTAAAATCCCACTTTACGCCCTCAAAATTCATTGAGCCGTTTGCGGACATGAGCGGAGTGCCATCAAGAAAAATCTCAGTTGCATTTGGTACAGCAGAAAATTCACCTTCACCAAGTGCAATCAAAATTCTTGCGGTCGCAATCGAGCGTAAATCGTTTGGGGCTTCGTAAGGAGTGTAGGGTTTTGACTCGCCAGCTTTACTGCCTGCAATAACGGGTTTCTTCATTGTTCACACTCTTAATTTGCAATATCTTCCGCAAAAATACCGGCGCTGATCACCGCGCCGCCGATCATCCGCCTTCCGTAACCAATGCCAACAATATGCCCTGCTGCGGTGGTGTTGACGGCTCCACCAAAGGCATAGCTCGGGGCGTTCTCCGCTGCCTCTCGGGTGGATAAGCCTTGCTGTTGTGGTGATATCATCTGCACCACGCCACCAATAGACATTGCCAAGCCAACATTGGCAGCTGTCCCCCAAATTCCACCAGCGGCAAAAGCAGCGCCAAAACCACCCGTTGCAAGGGCGGCAAGCCCAATTAATGCTCCGCCCAAAACCATTTTCATATTTATGCGCTTGCTTCCGCTAACAACTGGAACAATGCGCACCTCTCGGGTACCAGACATAAGCAGCTCACTCTCAGAAACGTTTTCTCGATTGCGGAAAATGGCGTATCGAACGCCAGATTTTGATTGCTCTTTGATGAACTGCTCAAAGCCATCAATCGTGTTCTTCAATGCTGAAAAAGCTTCTTTTAAGGTTCCCGAATCCAAATGATAGGCGTGCTCGCGCCCGAATCTCTTCGCCAGAGAACCGGAAAGTAATATGGTGGTATGTGACATAACATGTTCCGTGGTGAAATTTTGGTAATAAAAAACCCGCCGAAGCGGGTGTGGTGATTGAATTTGGTTTTATCTGCAATAAGAATCCCAATAAACTTTTTCAAATGCTGTTTTTACTCCAACAGACTTTGCTGTTGCTATTTCATCGTCAGTTTCGATGTTAACTCCAGAGAAGTTATATAGCTTCTCTGTATAATAACCAGTCGCTACAAACCTAAATCCACTAGTGTATGCTCCAAAAGAATTCCTTGCATCAGCCAATCCACATATGTATATGTGTGTTAATGGTGAATCATTTTTCCTGTAAACATATTCCTGCCTAATAACTAAAGATTCAGGATTTTTCACCATCTTCTTTAGTTCTGAAATCAAATCATCACGCATCCACCCCTCTGGGCCAATGGCCTTATTTCTAATGAAAATTGAAAAAACTACTAGAGTTGGGATAGTAATTATTACAAGTAAAAATATTTTTAATTTCTTCACATGACACCTATTCACAGTATGAAACAAAGCAAATACTGTAATTTTTTGCTTTCAAATGCAAGATCGCATTGACACATGCCTTGCTGTCTCCTACTATCCAACTCGAGGCGTCAGAACCTCAGAAACATAAGCCGGATCACACCAACCCCGTAAGCGTTGGCTTTTTTGTGCCTGTCGTTTTAGCACAAACCCCACCATGAATTCATTCAAAGAATTATGCTGGGAGGGCGACGAATACAAGACCCTTCGGGGAAATAAGTCCGCGGTTGCTTATGTGCCGTTCTGAACCTCCCAACACCAAAATTTCAGAAAAAAACATAAGGATACCCGTCATGTCAAATCAAGCAATCGTTTGTAACATCAACATAAGACAAGATCTTTACGGTAGATACTCTTTGAACGATCTTCACAAAGCATCTGGAAAAGCAAGTAAACACCGCCCTCAACACTGGCTGTCAAATGAACAAACAAAAGAACTCATTGAAGAAATAATCAAGGACGGAATTCCTGCCTTGGGCGGAAATAGCAAGGACGGGATTCCTGCCTTGCTAAATCGTCAAGATCCAGTTGTAGTTAAGCACGGTGGAACATGTCCTGGTACGTGGGCATGCAAAGAATTGGTTTATGCTTATGCAATGTGGATTAGTGCAAAGTTCCACCTTCATGTAATAAGAGCGTTTGACTCTATGGTAAGCGTAGAAACAAGAACGACACATAAGCAATCTACCGCCACACAGCTTACGCCATTACGCCAAAAGGTAGAGCAGTTAATCACAACTGGTGTTGGCAATATCTATGGCGACATTTGGAAGCTGGTACACAATAAGTTTGAAGTAAAAACAATTGGTCAACTAAAACCAGAGCAAATACCAGAAGCCATACAATACCTTTATGAAATTGAAGGTGAATACATATCTAAAAACCAGAAAAAAACCATTGAAATACCAGACTTTCGTTACCAAAGAATTTTGCTTACCGTTGAAAACGGTGAGGTCACATCCACAAGGATGGTTGGCAGTGACGAAATGCTTATGAATCGATATCAGTACATCAATTATTTTAAAGAGCCTGATGTAGGCTTTAATGATGTAGAACAGTTGGCTGAGCTATCAAGAACTGTTAGCGAAAGACTTCACAAGCAACTTGGAAAATGTAGATAAGATCACCGTTAGGCTATCTCTTTAGCTCTTTAGCTCTTTAGCTCTTTAGCTCTTTAGCTATAGATTTCGCCATATCTAAATCTATAAGCTGATTGTGCCTTATTACTAATCTGGTGCACCTTAGCCAATATCCTCCAAAAACATCTCTCTGGCTTAACTTGCCATAGAGATGTTGGAGGATAATGCCATCTCCAATGTAAAGAGCCGCGTGATTCACTCGGTCACTTAATATCTGCATTAAAATCACATCACCGACTTCAAGCTGGGTATTTGCTATTTCATCGGGTGCGCCGCTGCACAGCTTGTAAAAGCCGGCTGACTCAAAGTTATCGAGATACAACTCCTGATCACCTTCCCACCAAAGATCCTCACTCTCATTCTTTGGTAGGCTATATTTAGCTTTTCATAAAAATCTCTGACTATTGCATAGCAATCCATAACGCCATAAATAAAAGGCCGACCGATCAACGGGTAAGCCTCACCGCTGGGTGTAAAGCTGTGAATATCGCCCTCCGGCCAACTGGCAATGTGCCAATCCGCATTGGGGTATTCCGCTTTCAGCGCGTTAGCGTTGTAAATGTCGCGCTCACTTGGCTTGCTGCTCGCATCTGGGTGACTGTGACAAATGCCAACGATCTCACCCATGGATTCAAACATGGCTAAATCTTCTGGGTGAATCACAAAATCTTGCTCTGGATGGCTTGCTGAGTTTCGGCAAGCCATATACAGCCTTTCACTGCCTACTTGGATCAGTAGTCCGCAGCATTCCTGCGGATAAGCCGTTTGTGCATGCAGCAAAAGATTTGATTGCCAATCCATGCTATCTCCTTACCAAGCGAACCGCAGGGAAACCGCCGTGAGGTAACGGGTTGTTTTGACCAAACCGCAAGGTGCAGCCGGTTAACGTGCCTGAGCATTTATCTTTTGCTGGATCATCAGTTGGTTGATCTTCATCGGTAAACATCGCCGCGCCGGTATAGCCGCAATCTGTGCCGCGGTATTGGCCTTTCAAGCACCACTGGCAATAAGCCGTCATTTTTCGGCCTATTTTGATGCCACCCACATCCGCTGGGCTTGAAAGCTCAAACGTTACGGTGTTTTTATCTTCCGATGTTTTGCGGCGGATATACCAAATCTCTACGTTTTCTTGTTCCGGATCCGCGCTTGGGTTTCCACCATCGAAATTGGCAGCATCAAGGTACTTTTTCAGGGTTCGGCGCAGTGTGACTTTCGCCTGAGACATATCTTGATACGCTATGCACAGCGCAGTGATTGAACCGTTGACGTTGGCGACCGTAAGGGTAGGCGATGAGGGCGAACCATCGCTGCTTGCTTCAATGCCAGAGATTTGGCAAGGCCAAGAGTAATAGCTTTCTCCCTGCCAGATGATTTTCTGGGGTGGGAGTGGTTCACCGCTTTGTAATGATGCTTGAATTTGCTCAGGCGTGTATTGTTGCTGGTGATACTGGAAGCGAAAAACGCCAGCATCAAACTCAGTACCGTCAATCTCAAACATAATAACTTCACTACCCGGTTCGAGCGTTTGAATGTCTGCAAATAATGACAAGTTCAACTCCTAGGGGTGAAAGGTTTCGTTAAAAGTGGCGCTGATTCGGTATAAACCCGCGCCCAATGGGAGAATCGAGTAAGAGGCGACCACATAAAGCCCGATGGGTGAAAGTGGCGGCTTCCATGCGAAAGCCTTGTATCCTTCATGATCATCAAAAAACGCTTTAATGGCTTCTGCCTCGGTTTTTTTCTTGGTGAACGTGAGCGGCCAAGACTGACGACGGTTGTTAATGCCATCGCCAGCTGATTGTTGATAACCATCACCAAATTGTGCGGTTCGGGTTCTGAACTCTAAAGTTCCGGTTGCGTCTTTATCTGCGCAGTAGGTGAACTCTTGCAATGCCATGGTTAACGTCCGTTTTGCGCTCGCCAGATCATACCGCCGGGCTGTAGCTGCCTTATAATTTCCTCTCTCGCCCCCATTTTTGCCGCATCCGCATACGCTTTTGCGACCGCTTGAGGGTTTGCTGAGGTGCCTGATTCAGATTGGCCGATGTTGATCTCTTGCTGGATAGCAATGCTTGAAGAGTAGGAACTGGTTGCACCGGCTAACGCTGGGGCCATGCCCACCACGCCGCCATCGGCATAACCTTTTAGCCCTTCTTTAAAGTTGAGCGCGCCTTTTCTCAGCGCCTCAACAATGCCCACGCCACCAGCGCGATTTATATCATCTTGTGACCAAACCACTTCACCTTTGTGCACAATGCCGGCTGGCTCAAACTTGCCGCCTGAGCCGGTGTATCCGCCAGAGCTAAAGCCAAATAAGCTTCCGAATCCACCGCCACCCAAAAGACCTCCACCTAACTCAAGAAGTCCAGCAGCCGCTTGTTGTGAGGCGATTCTTGCCATGTCAGAAATGATCGATGTGGCAAAGTCTTTAAATGAGAGCTTGCCTGTGGTGGCGAATTTATAAATGGAATCTTCCATTGCGTTAAAAGCACCACTAAAGAACTGCTTTGATATTTCGGCGGCTCTTTGCGCTTCATACAGATAGTTATCAAAAGCTGATTTAGCACCGTTTGACCAATCCGATTCAAGCGCATCAAGCTGCTGGTAATATTGGGCCATTGCATCAAGCCGATCTTGCAAACTTTTTTCGAGCAGTGCTCTTTGCGAATCAAGCTCATCGTTGGAGATTTTACCCGCGAGGTTTTGCGATGTGGCTCGCTCCATCTGTTTGGCTATGTCATCTCTGATCGCTTGTTCTTCTCTCAGCCTTTTTAGTGCCTCATCGCCCGCGCCGTAGTTCGCTAATGACTGTTCATATTTTTGAATATCATTCGCTAACTGAGCGGTTACGGAGGCTTGCATGTTCTGCAGGCGGATGGCTTGCTCTCTCAGTGCAAGCTCTTGCTCAATGGCAATGTTTTTATTGAGCTGATCGCGGATCGCGTCTTGCTCTGCCAGTAAGCTTTTTTGCTGAGTAGTGAGGGTTTTCTTTTCTTTGATGTCAGCAATTTGCTGCTCAAATTTAGCCAACTCTTGTTGTGATGACCCAAGTTTGCCGCTTGTGGTTAATTGCTCTCTGAGTGCTGCCTCTTGCTCTCTTAGGCGCATCAGCATTTGCAAGCCAGCGCCGTCAACATACGCTTTGGCGCGTTTTTCTGGCTCTTTGAACTGCTCTTTTATCCGCTCAAGGTCTTTTTCAATGTCTTTAGGATCAAGCAGGGCGCTTTGTGGGTTAGCTTTGCGAATCTTCTCGATGTTATCGAGATAAGCCTTGATGGCCTTCTCTCTTTTCTCATCAAGCGATAAGCCTTCCTCTTTGACTTTGTTGATTGCCTGAGAGGCTTCTATGGCATCCTTTTCAAGCTGATTGATTTCGGCTTTTTTCTTGGCCTCTTCTTCTTGAGTTTTGATTTTGTCAGAGAGCAGATCGCGCTCTTTGGTCAGTGATTCTAACGCTTTTTTTGCTGCCTTTTCCTGCTCAGAGTAATCAACCTTACCAGTTCCGTAACCTGTTGAGGCGATGCCGGAATTAAGCATAGAACGCGCGTTGTTTAGCTTTCTTTGAGTATCTTCGATCTGCTCATTAATCTCAGCTAACGCATCATAATCAGTTTCTCTTCTTCCAACATTCAACATTGCATCCCAAGCTTCGGATGATACTTTTTTTATTCCCTCCCAAGCTCGCTCTATCGTGCCAAGCCCTTTCTTTACGTCAGAGGATCTTTCTACTAGCTCCTCTGAATAGGTTTCCATTGCCAGTCTGGCAGCTTCTTGCGTTTTCCCTTGCTTCTCAAGCGCGGTGATTTGCTCATAAACCGCTTGAGTGAGAAAGTTTTGGTTTTTGTTTAACTCAGCAATGGCTTTGCTGGGTTCTTCCGCAAGCTTGACAAACTCAGCGACCGTTTCTGAAACAGCCTTTCCGGTTGCTGACTCCATCATTACGGCAGCTTGGGCAACCATGCCGATTTCATCAGCAGCAATTTTTCCTGTGGAGGCGATTTCTGCAATCGCTTTAGCGGCATTGCGTTGAGTGCCTGAAATATCATCAAGGCGCTTTGCCATGTCGGCAAGCTTATCAGCAGTAACACCAGAGGCGTTACCTGTGAGGATGATGGCGTCACGGTATCGATCTGCCTCTTCACTTCCTTGGTAGTAAGCCAGCGTCAAAGCACCCGCAGAGGCGGCGGCTAGGCTAAATGGGTTAATCAATCCGGCCACATAGCCACCCATAGCTTTAGCAGCAGGGCCAATACCGCCAAACATGTCTTTTAACTGGCCACCTTGTTGCAGTAGCACGGTTAATGGAGCTTGACCACCCTGTAAAGAGACGGCGATGTCAGTAAACTGCGCAGGAAGGCCACGCAAAGCGGCTTTCATTTGACCTGCTGAAATTCCGTTTTTGTCAAACTCTGCAGAAGCCTGACCAACAGAAGCGCGCATGTCTTTGAGTTTGCCTAGGTAGAGATCAAAATCCTCCTGACCTAACAAGCCATCTTTTCTGTGCTTGCGAAGCTTCTCTTCCATCTTGTCGATGCGGTCATATTCCGCAACAACAGGATCAATTTGACCGACCAAGCGCGCTAACTCATCGCGTTGTTTTTTAGCGGCTTTGTTAAGGCGTTCAACAGCGGCTTCTGCTCGGCCAGCACCTTGAGTGAAACTCCCGGTGTTCATCACCATGTTGACAGTCAAGTTACCTAGGGAGCGTGAAGCCATGTTTAACCTCGTTACTTTTGTGCTTTGTTGTTATTGGCAATGGCAAATAGGGTTGCAAATGCGGCTTCAATGTTTTGCTCTTCTGGCTCTTCGTTCGCGCTTTGGTAAACGCGCAGCTTTTCTGGCTCCACATTTAGGCGCTTGATTGCTGCCATGAGCGCTATGATCGAATCTGCCGCATCGGTGACTCTTCGCTGGACGGTGAGAGGTCCGTGCTTGAGTCGATAAGATTGCCAGTCGATGACTTCTCGGTAAGTGAGCGTGTTTTTGGCTTCCTCGACGGTCTTACCACCGATGCCGGCAAGGACAAGTTCGTGCCAGAATTCGTCGGCTGGCTCGATGGCTTTGGGTCTGCTTTTTTACCCACGCCGTTGACGTCATAAATGGCATTCAGCAATGCAATGGCCAGTGATTGGCAGATAGGACCGTGCTCTTCGTTACCTAACAGATCATCAACGGTAAAAACGGGCTGACCCTGTTCTGTGACCACGCTTGATGCAATGCGAGTTGCCATTAAGTAAGAGGAATCTGATACCGATTTGCTCTCTTCAATCATGGTGATGAAGGAGGATTTACGAACATGGATAACCGCTTCGATAATGTCTTGGCTGTCGTTAATCCACTTGATTTCACGGCGCTCAGGTTTTGCCGGCGCAAAAGCACCGGCTTGCTTGAGCATTTCTACAGTCAATTGCTGCATGAATGGCTCCGTTAGGCTGATTTAGGAACGAGTACAGGATCACCAGAGACTTGAATACCAACGCTTGATGACACAACCGAGTTCAGCGCAAAGCTGAATGGGTAAGAGTTCATGAAGCCTTCAAAGGTGATCCAGCTGCGTCCCGTTGGTAGTGTGAAATCAGCGGCAGCACCGGAACCCGTTACTGTAGGCTCTACGCCTTTGCCATCTGACCAGCCGATCGCCCATTTTAGGGTGGTGCCAGCGGTTTTCAGTTGGTGCAGACGCAGGTGGCTTGCATCGGCTGGGTCAACGTTAATGCCAAACGTTGCTGTGCCCGGTGTCGCCATGCCAGCTTCATAGGTACGCGCATCGCCTTCAAGGCATGAGGTTTCGATTTGATCTAGGCTTGAATCAATACCGTCAATTGAGGTAACGCAGGTGACTTTAAGTAATGAACCATCAGCAGGATCGATGGTGTAGAGCGAGGTGCCTTGGGTTTTAATGGCCATGGTTTTCTCCAATGAGTTTTGCTGGATGCAGAAAAAATTAAGGCCGGAACGTGTCCGGCCTTGGTTGTTGCTTTGGTTGGCTATCGATCGACAAGCCAATCGACATCAAAACCACTTCGATAATTCATTGTTTCACTATCTTGGCTTTCACCACGGTAGCTAGTGAGCACGCAGTGTGGTTCTATCGCATGGCGAATGGCTCCGGCTACCTTTCTTGCGGAGTCCACATCGGTAGAGTAAACATCGATCTGTAGGTTGAATGAGTCGATATCCGGCCGCTCATCCATGTAGTTTTCCGGCAATCCGCCAAACACCTGCCAAACCGCATAGGGCTTAACAGGGTTTTGCGGTGCCATGCCAAACAGATATAAGCGCATCGGGCTTTCACCCAGCAGGGATGTCACTACAGGATCTGCTTTGCATACGCTGAAGATGGGGGCGTTATTCACTCTTTTATCACCTTGTCGATTTCTTTATCTAATTCAGTGACCAGTTTATCGACCACTTTATTGACGTTTTCTGAGAGAGCAGGGCGGAGGAACGGTTGAGCTCTCGCTTTTTCGGTGCCCAACTCGATAAGGTGCCAGTGCGGCGTATTTCCGCCTTTCCCTTCGTCTGGGTTGCCTTTTGGAATGCGGCCTTTTCTGGTTGAAACACCGACTCGATACATCAGATCGCCCGTTTCTTTGTAGTGGCGACTGGCAAATTGCAGGCGGATGTTATCTCTGATTCGGCGTCCTGTTTCTGGGTCGTCAACCAGCAATGCGTTTTCTCTTGCTGCTTTTGCGACCACGCTAGCGGCTTTTCTTAATGCTCGTCGGCCAGCAGCATCACCCAATTCTAGGCTTAGTTTTCCAAGCTTTTGGGTAACTTCATCAAGACCAAGAATTGTGAACTCTGCTTTTTCTGCCATAACTAGCTTCCCTCTTGATTCACACCCGCTTTGCACTTAAAGCGCCATTCTTGGCGAGCTGTGCGATCGGTATCGACTGAGTGAATGCCAAAAATCTGACCTTCCCACAATATTCGGCACTCATAGAGCTTTTGCATGTCGAACGGGAACCAGCGCACGTTAATTCTTGCCACCACTTCTGGGTATTTTGAGCCAGCAGCGCTCACTTCTTTACCGGGACCAGTGAGCACTTCGGCAGGAATATTGGGCTTTCCGGCGGCAATCTCGATGGTTTGCCAAGTGGTAATGATCGCGCCTGAGTCATCATCCTGCGATTCGATAGGCTCTTGAATCTGGATGACGTGTGTAAGTCTGTGACTGAGCATTAAATCCCCCATCCCACACGAAAGGGTGTCAGTTTGATTTCCGCACCCATGCGCAGCTTGTTTGCATCATCGGGCGAGGCCTGATAAGCCGCTTGCATAAGCATAAGCACACCAAGCTTTAATGAGGCAGGAATTTCAGTTCCACCCTCTGGCACAGTCGAATAAAGCGGCTGATTAATAAACTGCTCGGCCTCTGATTCGGCTGCATCAAGCAATAACTGCAGGTTTGCATCATCAAAGTCATGAATGACGTTTAGATACTGCTTGGCAACTTCAAGGTTGATCATGCTCATGCTGAATGCTCGTTTTATTCTGGTTTTTCTGGGGTTTTGGTTCGGCGCGTTTTCTTTGCTTGCGCTTCCGGTTGTGAAGGCTGTTCTGGCTGCTTATCCGCTTCCTGTTTAGGTGGATTTTCCTTTTTCGCACCTTCTTCAACCAGCTCAACCATACCTTTTGAACCAAGTTGACGGTATTCCCATTCTGTTACTTCAAAAGGCTCTGATTGTGGCGTTTTCATTTCATTGGCGAACGGGCCCCAATAAAAACACTTCTTAGCCTTAACGGTGACTTTTTGCATGTTGAGTCCTCAAGAAGGGCCGCATCGAATCAATGCGGCCTTGTTGATTGGCTTTTGGCTATGTCGCTTTAATTAAGCGGTTTTTAGCTCACCCGTAACGAACGCTTCTGGTCGATACACAGCGAACGCCAAGCGCTCTTCGGCACGCAGCGTAACCATGTTTTTCTCAAAGTCGTCTGTGTTTTCTGTTGAAACCAGCACTTCAATGTCCATTCGATCAAAGATTTGAGCGCCAAGGTTAAACGCACCAACGAGGAATTCGTTTTGGTTGATGGACTGAGTGGATACCACAGGCAGACGCCACAAGGTTGGCGTGGTGCCGTTTTGTGGGTTACCGATGATGTATTTACCAGTGTTGTCTTTCAACAGCTCGATGGTTGCCCAATCAGTAGGGTGAAGCACAATGCCTGTTGCTGGGTATTCTGCCAGTGCGGCTTGCAGAATAGCCAAGCGCAGGCGGTCAATGCGCTGCTCAGTGGTCACTTCTGCACCTGTTGGCGCTGCATAAGCGGACGCTTGCGGGATAATACCGTGCAAGTTTGCGCCTGTGCCGTTGCCGTACAGTAGCTGACCTTCTTCTTTGATCATCAGGCCGTAACGCGCTCGGGCATCAATAAAGCTAGCCAGTGCGGAGGCGTCATCCAGAATTTGGCGTGATGCTTTCATCAAATGCGCGATGGTTTGCACGCTGGCATTTTCCATTGCGAAGGTGATGTCTGAATAAGGCTTGGATGTGTTTTCTGCCACTGGTGCAGCGTTGTTGGTAAAGCCCGTTTCTTTGACGTACTGAACCATGTTGCTGGTTGTGGTTCCCGGTGCGATCAAATCACGAATCGTCATTTGACGCTCAGGAATCGCGATGATTCCCGCACGGCGATCTGGCGCAACTAAGCCACCGCCTGAACCTGTTGCTGAGGTAATCGCAGAGCGCGGCATTTGGATGCGCGATTTGCCATTGAAGTTAGAGCTAACCCCTTCGGCTGCTAGTTTTTCAGCGACGATGAGACCGGCTGAGCGGAATTCTTCTTCGCCGTTGTCTTTTCCGGCGTTAAGCATTTTCTGCTCTGCTTCTTGTAGGCGCGCTTGAAGTTCGCCTTGCTTGGTTAGGATTTCATCCACTGAGGCACGGGTTTGTGCGCTCATTTCGCCTAGGCGAGCAACTTCTTTGTTTGCTGCTTCCGCCTGAGCTTTCACTGCATCGCCAATTTTATTTAGGCTAGATTGCAGTGTTTCTACTTGTTGTTCTAATGGTGCTGGCATGGTTTTAGCTCCGTAGTGATTCAAGGATTTGGTTTGCCGCGCTCAAAGAGGCGGAGAGATCGATTTGAGCGACAGCGTTTTGCGTGCCGGTCGGGATAGCGCTCGGCGTATCCCCGCCACCAGCGTTATGCGTAGTGGACTTGAGGTTTGAAAAGAGTTCGCGGCGCTTAGCGCGTGGCATGCCTGTTTTGGCTAGTGCCATGTCCATCGCTTTTAATGCGTTGGCCTGTTTGGATTCTTCATCGTTAGTTTCTTTCACTTCGGATGGGTCAATGATCGAAGTGCAAAGCCCAAGCTCTACCGCTTTTTTTCCGCGGATGTAACTTTCGGCATCCATCATGCGGCTCATTTCTTCCACTGGCTGGCCGCTGGTATCGGCGTAAACATCCGCCATGGCCATGTCAAACTCTTCCATGGTGTCTGCCACTTCACGAATGAAGTGACGGTTACCCTGTAAGCCAGTCCAGCAGTTGTGGATCATCAAGAAAGAACTTGTTGCGATTTGGCGGTCATCACTTGCCATGGCAATGATTGAAGCGGCGGAAGCTGCAATGCCGATCACTTTGATGGTGACTTTTTGCGAGTGTTCTTGCAGTCGGTTGTGGATGGCGATGCCTTCCCACATGTCGCCACCTGGCGAGTTGATGTAAACGGTAACTGGCTTATCACCGATCGCTCGTAACGCTGCATCAATGCGCTTTACCGTTACGCCTTCTCCTGTCCACCAATCTTCACCGATCACACCGTAAATGGTGATGGTGGTTTCAGAGTCGTAACCCTCTGCGCGGATAGCTGGGTTCCACATTTCCAGCGCTTTCGGGCTAATGTCGCTGTGCATTTGGCCTGACTTCATCAGCCAGTTTTTCAGATTAATTGGCATAGCTACTCCTGATTATTGTCAAGCCAACTTTGTAGAGCTGCTCTGGCGGCTTGGCTTGGATTTGATTCGCCAAGCTTATCGAGCGGAACTAGGTTTGATTGCACGGTGAGTTTGTCGGCGTTTCCGCCTTTTCTCGGCAAGTTTTCTTTTTCTCGGCAATCGTCTCTGGTGTAGATGCCGTTTTGCGTCATGGAGCTGTAGAAGGCCGACCGCGCCGCGCTATCTGCTTTTAGGAATCCTTCCAGTGAGAATTCGCTGTAATAACTGACGCGCTGCTCTGGTGTTAACAGCTTTTTGTTGACGCATTGTTGAATGGAGTTGGTAAATGTGCTGATGCAGAAGGTTAAGAACCAGATTTGCTTTTGCTCTAACCCTGTACCCCAGTTTGAGTCTTTTGAGCCGTGAGCAACCATCGCAGGATCCACGCCAAACCAGCGGCAAATCTCTTCCACGCTAAATGCGCGGGATTCAAGAAGTTGCGCATCAGAGGGTGGTATGCCGATTTGAGTCGCTTTTACGCCTTTCTCTAAAACCGGTGACTTACCTGCATTTAGAGCACCTGTAATGGTTTCAACGTATTTTCTGAACTCGCTTCTCTGTTCACCTTTTAATTCTCGGTCAACTTCAAAAGCTGTAGTCGGCATCATGCCATTCTTGAACGTTGAGTTAGCTGCATCCTCAGCCGATAGTGCCGAACCCAAGACGTTCACACCGTAGTTGATTGCTGAAAGGCCGATCCTGCCATCGAGCGTAAACGCAGGGATGTGCAGCATGTTCTTTTTCAGGATTTCGCGGCGCGGGCCTTTCTTCGGCTGATAGTAATAACGCAGCCTGCCCTCGCTATCTTCTTGCAACGTGATCCGGCTTGGTAGCAAGAAATCAATCGCAATAGGTGTCCGTCCTGACCAGTGGATCTCACAGTAGGCGTTACCCCATAACAACATGGAGGCCACAACCGCTTGCCAGAACTGAAATGCGGTCATGTCTTCGTTTGGGCTGTTATGAATAATGTCGTAAACGTTAATTTCTTTCGCTGGCTGTCTGCCGCCGTCCGGCATTTTTTTGTAAACGCCAAACGGCAAACCTGCCACGGAGGTGGAAACTAATCGCACACAAGCCCAAACCGTTGAGAGCTTCATGGCGTTGTTGACGTTTACGGTTTTTCCGCTAGTCGATTGAAAGCCCAAGAACTGCGACCAGAAATCACCATCACTTAAACCAATGCTTCTTCCTGCCCAATCGGAGAGCGAGGCGGAAGGGGTTGTGATGGACTGACTAATGACGTCGAAAAATGATTTTTGCTTACTCATTAGTCACCTTTGGGTGGTTGTTTTGGTTGTTGGCCGCTTTGCACCCGAAGCGCTCGGCTCATAAAAAGCGACATAGCAAGAAATGCAACGCCTGCTGCTAAGAGTGCATAGCCCTTGCCTTGCAATACGTAAACGCCTGAAACCAAGCATGCCAAACCGGCTAGAGCGAAAATGAGGTATGCGATGATTGCGATTTTCATTAGAAAATTGGGTCCATTATTGCGTTCATAAAATCTTCGTCAGAATCACCTGCTGGAACCATGATCCTTCCGACACCCATAATGAGCGTTACTGCGCCGTCGATTTTGTTGTCATTGCCTTGTTTGATTGGCCTAACCACATCATCGTTACCGGGTAGGTATTTGCCGATCACGTTTGACATACACCAAGTCATGATTGGGTTGCCATCGTGATGGAATCTGCCTGACGCGATCGCCGCCTCGATTTCTTTCATCGGGTCGCTCATGTTCGTGTAGTTCTGAACGATGGTGATTGGCTCTAACCCTTCATCATCAAGCTGATGACCTAAGTTGGTTGCGCCAAAGGGGTCAATGGGCGATGAAAGTACAGGGTTGATTCGGCTGGCTTCTTTGGCCTCTTCGAGTATTTCTCGATAATCGACCTCGGCTCCGTCAGTGGCATACATCAAGCCTTGGTTTACCCACTTCTGGTATTTTTCCGCTAGCTTCTGGTTGTCATTGTCGAAAACCGTGTCTTCTGGAACCCAGAACTTAGGAGCCACGCTGTAGTAATGACGCTTGCCGTCAATATCTAGCCAGAAAATGCGAGACATGCTGTTCATGTCCAGCTTTCTTGCTAAGTCAAAACTCAGGATGCAAGGTTGTCCCTCAAACTGCTCAAGCGTGAGCGTAGGATCCTTGAGCTTTTCCCACTGAGCCATGTTGAAGAAACCGGTTTTCGCGGTTACCCAAATACCCAAGTGCTTGGTTTTGAATCGGTTGGTAAATCGCGGCTGCTTGATCGCTCGCTGTTGCTGGCTGATTAGGTACTCTTTATAAACAGAAACCCCAATATTGGGGTTTGCTTTGGCGAGAACTTCTGGGTCTTTCCAGTCGTCATCTTCGTCTATCGTCCATATCCAACCAAACAACTCATCACTCGGCACTAAGCCTTCGAGCATTTCAATCACTTCGCGGCGCTTGTCGTAACAAGGACCTTCTATGTTTGCACCAGCCGTGGTGATGATCAGCATCAGCGGCTGTTTACGCGCACCCATACCCGTGAGCATGGTGGCGTATAAGTTATCGCTGTCGTGTTCGTGATATTCGTCAATCAGCGCACAAGACGGCGATGCACCGTCACCCGGATTACCGATGATTGGCTCAAAACGCGCACCATCGGATGGGCGGTTCATGTTCGAGGCGTTAACCTCGATGCCTGCTGCTTCAGAAAGCAGAGGGGTGCGCTTTACCATTAATCGCGCAGGGCGGAAAACTTCCCAAGCTTGCTTTTCGGTGGTTGCACCGGAATAAACTTCCGCACCAAACTCACGATCCTGAACAAAGCAGGAAAGCCCAACGCCGGCGGCAATCGCGGATTTTCCGTTTTTGCGGTTAACTTCCCAGTACGACTCTCTAAAGCGGCGCATGCCATCGGATTTTCTTTTCCATCCGAATGTCATGGCGATGCCGAATTTCTGCCACGGTTCTAGGGTGAGCAATTGACGCTTAAAAGCCCACTCACCTTTGGTGTGAGGTAGCAGCTCAATGAAGTCGATTCGGCGCTGAGCTTCGGCCTTATCAAACTTGTATGGGTAATCTTTTTTCTTGGAGCTTTCCAAGTCATCAAAATGGCGCTGACAAGCGAGTTTGACGTACTTACATGAGGGTATTTTCCCAGCGATGATCTGTTTAGCAAATCGCTCTGCCTGATCATAAGCGGGGTATTTACTCATAAAAGACCTTCAAACTGGTTACTGTTGCCTTCTTTCTTGCCGCCAGTGAGTCTCTGGCGGCTGGATGGGTCTAATCCCAGCATGCCGCCAAAGCTGGCCATTTGTTTTATGGCTTCGTTTTTTGATGTGAGGGCGGGGTTTTTTACTGGTCCGCCAGTTGCCCCTACGACAACCAATCCCATTTTCTTGATCAGCTCTTCGCTCTCTCGGAACTGGTCATAGGCAGAACAGTAAACCTCTAGGTTTTGCACATCGGTTGCGCAAAGTACCTTTTCCTTACAAAGCATTGGCACTACGGTTTCCCAAAGTGCTTTTCCGTATTCGCCCATCCATTCAGGGCAAGAAATGTTGGTAACTAAATCGAAATTTGGCTCATCTTTGTTGAGAGCGCGCTTTCCGGGATTTCCGGCTAGCAGTTTTTTTTCGGTTGGCTTTGGGGGCCTGCCTGATCGACCTTTTACTCCAGCCATTAAAACTACCTTCTGGATTCGCTCCGGGTTTTTTCTTTGTGGCAGGGTTTACAGAGTGATTGCAGGTTTGATTCTGCATCCGTTCCACCACAAGCCTTGTTTATGATGTGGTCTACGTCAGTAGCGGCGGTGATAACGCCATTTTTCAAGCACTCTTGGCAGAGATAGGCATCACGCTCAAGAATTTTTGCTCTCAATATGCGCCATGAGTATCCGTAACCGCGATCTGATGAACTGCCTTTTTTGTCCTGTGTTCTTTTCCAGCCAACGGCGTGCTCTGCGTGGTCATCGCAGTATCCGTTTTTGTTTCTGGTGAGGGCGTTACAGGTTTTTAATCGGCAGGGTTTTTGTATTCTGCGCGGCATGGGTTAATCCAAGCTTTGCGGATTAGCAAGCAAGTCATCATCCAATTCATTAGGCTCCGCTTCGCCTTGAGCAAGCAGCTCATCAAGAATGGCGATATTGCTACCAACCAGATTGTTGATCGCTTCGGTTTGGTTTTTGATGGCTTCAACCAGTTCTGATATTGGCTGGTGAAATTCAGTATCCACTTGCGGACCAACCACAAGCAAATCCATGCCTAAAGATTCAACATGCTTCTTTAGATAATCATGAATCTCTTCCATTTGTTGAAGTTTCAGATTCTGATTTAGCTTTGCGATCAGTAATGACTTTTTTGATTCGCTCATTGGCAATTTTACCCCATTTTAGTAACCACTCTCGGCGGCGCTGACAACCAGAGCAAGTTGAAATCATTTGATGAACTCCGATTTAAATTAACGGCTCGCCAGTGTAATTGCTCCAGCATCGCCTTGCTCTGGCCCAACAACCCAGCATCTTTTTTGTTCCGTCTTCTCGATCTAGATTTGTGGCAGCAAATTCAAACTTGGCCGCAAGAATTCTCATTTCATGATCTTGATGAAGATTATCCGCATCGGCGCGAGCAATCATTTTCTTAGCTAGTTCTGTATCCATAAAAATCTCGAAAGTTATCCACAAGTGGTGAGATCTCGAAAAAAGCACCAAAAACCGACAGGAAAAATCTGCCGATTTAAATTTTATTTTTCGCGGCTGTGAAAATTGACTGGAGGGCGCGGTCAATTCGGTAGGGGTAGGGAGGTTTTGACCCACCCTCCCCCTTACGGAAGTGTCGATTATGTTTCGCGTGTGGCGCGCAATCGCTTCTGTCTTTTTCATCCAAAGCGCTATAAAGCTTTTAAGCTAAACGCATCAGAAGCGCTTACAGCGCGATTCATTGGCATTGAATTATTTATTCAAAACACTCATGTCTGATTGCTTTGAATAACTAACTTAATCGCACAACTCGCGAAACCTCACGGCTTGGCTTGCTGCACTTCCGTCTATTCCGGCCGTCAAGATAGATCACCTCCATCATCAACGGAGAAACAAAAGCCCTTCGGTAGCGAAAGGAAAGACTCTTAGCGTCTCCATGGGAAGTTCTTGAACGAGTTACCGCGCTTGCGCAGGTTCTCGTCTCTTAAGTAGCGTTTATTTCGGCTTGATTTCTTCACTATCTCTCCGAATGCATTGGGTTTTGATGTAATCCTGCAGATACTTAGTCTGCTTCTCGTTCTCTACCATCATCATTCTGAGACGTAGATAATCTTCTCTAGCTGCTTCGTTAAGTTGTGCGGATCCTGCATCGCCCACGCTTCCGGTGGTATCGCTATTGGGCACTGTTGCTGGACAACTGGCTTTGACGAGCAGCCGCTTGCGCTGATCGCGAAGAGTATTGCCAAGGCTATCAACCTCATCTTTGGCTTTTTTGAGCTCATCCGCTGTTGCTTTGCTGAGGCGACTGTATTCATCAATCTTTCCATTCTGCTGGTGGATAACATCAAGCAAGGTGTTTCTTTCTAATGTGATGTTGTCACGCTCGATAACCGCAACAGCAAGATCACCTTGAGTCTTTAAACGCTCAGCTCGCTCAGAAAGAAAAAGCGCCATTAGCGCCATAAGAGAAATCACTAACGCGGCCAACGTTATAAATTTCAATTTCGTCAACATTGAAACCTTCATCCTTTAGCTGGATATAGCTCTTTAAGCGCAACTCAACAGACTTTAACGTCAAGCTGCAAACCTCTTTCTCAATCTCTCGACGATTCATTAGGCCTTTCCACTTCTTTCCCCCAGCGTAAACCCAACGCTTAAGCTCGTCGCAAGCCTGAGTCATTTCCCCAGCATTAAGCTTTTTAAGCAGGGTTGAGCGAGAGAACGCGCCAACACCAACGTTGTAAGTGAAAGAGTAAAGTGCGGCTTTGGTTGGCTCAGGCAGTGCAGGCTTTATCATCGGCAGTATTTGTCGCTCAATCGATTTTAGATCGCGCTGCAATAGAGCATCACACTCAGCCTTCGTATAAACCTTTCCTTCGATAACGTCTGGCCCTGTGGTGCCGTAGCAGACGGTAAGCACACCAACGACATCGCGGTAGGGGACATACTCAATGCCCTCAAGTGGTTTAATCATTGATGCCGCGATAGCGATAGCGCCAGCGCCTGAAGCAATGAGCGCTTTAGTTAAATTGCTAACCTTGCTCATTGCCGAACTCCGCGTTAAAGCGTTTCTTCTGCCAGTAGTTATTGATGTAGGCAGTGACCGCCATGCCGATAAAGGCGATGATAACCATCCACGCGTCAGTGGATACCGAGCCGAAAAAAGCCATTAGCCAGTTCCAGCCGTAAGAGACGTTGCTAGTAAGTTTTTCATTCATGCAGTATTCCACCCCTGAAGGAGTGTCCTGTTTTTAGTTGGGGCGGGATTGGATTTTAGAAAAAAAAACCGCCATTTGAGGCGGTTTCTGTTATTTGGGCGCAATAATCCATACTAGATATTTGTATGTTAATTTGCCCCCATTTTATTTTCAAGCAGTTTTTTGAACTTTGTTTGAGCGGATTTATCGTAGCAAACCAGCAAGCTTCTTATCGTCTCGATGTGCTGCTCAATTCTATCCCAGTGATTTTGGTAATAACGAGCGCGAGACTTTAAAAAGCTGATTGACTGATCGCTAGCAAGCTCAGAATCATAATGAACAAGCTCATGTATGATAGCGGCCTTGGTTGCTGCAGGGTTGTAAACCAGTTCACCACGGCATACATCAGAACAAGCGCCGCTTGCTTGCTCTAAAGCGAGTCCACCAGCGATAAGAGGAATAATAGCAACTATCTTGCTGTAGGTTCTTTTCTGGATGAATTCACCCGTTTTTTCGTGATGTACGAAAACCCAATCGGCAGCAATATGCTCAATGAGCCGATCGGTTAGTTTGTGAGAGTTCCATCCCGGCGAAGCGTAAGCGAACAGGCACCAGTCAGCCAAGTGCTGATCGGTATGTGATATAGCATCGATCACTGACAGAATCTTTGCACCATCGATTTTACAAGCCATCTCTCTATCTGCTGCGCCGAAACCGCCGCCACCGCACCCAGAGTTATAATTTGCTCTTACACCTTCTGTGGCTAAAGCAATTGCAGCCGGCATCGGCCAATGCTCAAGGTTCACAACTAAGCCCATAAAAAAACCTCGCTATTAAGTAACTAGGTTAATATAGCTCAGAGAGGCTTAGTCAAAAAAAATCACAAACCGCTTTCTTTAAAGTTTGTGCTATCAGCAACGTGCTCATAAACAAATGAGTTTCCATTGACTGCATTCACCGAGAAGACCCTAAAGCCATTGCCTTTGGGTTTTTTCTTATTGATAAAGCGTTTGAATAGGTTAAACGTCAATAGCCTTATTCCCATTCCGATAAATCAACCTCCCCCCAATCACCAATATGTAGCTCTCGGTAATTGACATCTTCTGTGTAACCATTTTCATTTAACCATTTTGGAAAGGATGTTCCTTCTGGAGTTTTTCTGTATATATTTCTTGTATATTTCACCACGCTATTGCTTTCTAGTTTGATAGCGTTTTCTTTCGCCCATTCTTCCACAAGAAGCGATGCATCAAAATCTTTAATCGCTCTAACTAAGCCTTCAACGCTATAACTTGAATGAAGACCAATTGATAAAACTATTAATTCTCCGTTTTTATATTTCATACATAATCCTCGCAATTTAACTTCCTAAAGTATAACAAAGGGCACCAAAGTTTCACTCTTTTCTAATCAATCAAAACTTGAAGATGAACCACAAGATGAATCATGACTATCACAACTATCGTTTGATGAGCTATCACAACTTTCCGTTGCTCTGTAATAGTCACTATCAGTTGCGTTGCTTTTGGTTGGTTCGGTTCTAGTTAAATCAGGATCACTATAATGAGTAGCATTTGAATTACTCAGCGCGATTTTCCTTAGTTCACTTTCATCCCATGATGATGCCGGCAATACGTGTCCGCAACCGTAGTCGATATTAAGAAGGTAAAGATAAACCCACTCTCTTTGCGAGCTGTCATAAATCATTGCTGAATTTCCAGATCCGCGAAATTGAGTAATATGTCTACGCTTAACGGTTTTTCTTTTACCAAAGATTCTTCTCAGTAAATGCATATTCTACCTTTATGTTAAAGCGCCCAAATCCAACGCTTTCTTTATCGTCTGCTTAACGTAGTAAAGCTGAGAACCGTGTTTTGCTTCCCACGCTTTTGGGTCGTCGTGAAACTTGCGGTGCTCATCTGTGTGTAGCGGTATCGTGAACAGGTCGTGTGACTTTCCTGCCATCTTTCCTTCGCCATGGCCGATCAAGTGGTGCGCTACAACATCAGTTGTCTTTCCGGTTATCACACAAGGAAGCGACCGCACAAACTTCAAATACTTCTCACTGTGCCATGTCTTTTCTTTGGGTCTAGCCATAAACATTGCTGGTGGCTCATCATCGACAGTTAGCTCGATAGCCGAAACGCGAGAGTTAAGTGATTGCTGAGCATCAAAGAACAGCCGATCGTCTCTATCCATCTTCACCATGTATTGATCGGCTTTCTGCTCTTGGCGAATGCCCAACGCTTTTTCTACGATGACTTGAGGGAGTTTTTCATACAGGCCGTTTAATACCGTCCACCAGCATAACTCGTGAAGTGATGGTTTTCGGTTCAGTTTCAGGTTGGCTGAAATGCGTTCTTCTGCCCAAAGGATCACGTTTTTCTCAGCGACTTGCTTTGCATGGCTTGAAGGTTCGCGGTGTTCTTGGTTGTCGTGATGCCAACAGCATTTCACCACGCCTCTGTCTGTGGATAGGGTAGTGAGGTTTTTGTCACAGTATTCACCATCGGATAACTGGCAGTGAGGGATAAGCTCAACCCAATGCTTTAATCCGCCCAATCTGCGCTGCACTTCTTCATCAAGAAAGAAGTCAATCAAGCAACCATCAAGCAAGTGATCTTCTCGCTTATCGCTCGATGATAAGATCGGCTTGTTTAGCTTACCGCTTGGCACTGTCACTAGATCATCAGGAAGAGGCATGAGCACAAGGCGATTACCTTGGCTCATTTTTACCAATTCGTTCAGCAGTGTTTTACCTGGCTTAAACATCACAATGCCCAAGTCAGGTTGTAGGAATGGCTGCAACACTAGCATTCGTAGATAATCTCCAGTCCAATGTCTTTGGCGTAGTCATGCTCCATATTGGCGCCTTTAGAGTTCTCCCAACCCTTCATCATAAAAACCGCATCAGCGACTCTCACCATGGGTAAGTAAATCTCCATGTATTCGTGATGCTGTAATCCATCTGGCAATATCGCTGGGTTAAGCACTATCCAGTTATCTTGCTTAAGTGAGCGCTCTTTATTGAAAAATGCTGGCTTGTTGAATTCAGGTAAGCCGGTCATGGGGCCTGCGATGTATATCTTCTTCATTTTCGATCACGCTCTTTTCTTTGCTTTACCAGTTCACGCCAGTTTTCAATGCCGGCCTCTTTTAGCGCAGAGAGAAAGGTTTGGTTTATTGCTCTTCTGGCTGCGTTAACTTTTTTTAGTTCTGACTCAAGGCTTGCTGCTAATGCGGCATTTTCCATAGCCTTGGCTTTTACCTGCTTAAACTTGGTTGGCGATAGCACATCCATACAGCAGTTGATCATTGCCCAATCGTCTTTGTTTAATATTTCGGTGAGTTTCATTTCGTAACGCCTACCGCTTTTTTCTTTGGTACGTATGGCTGAAAAATCGACAAGCTGAGTGCCTTTTGATTGCCACAACCAATAAAACCAAAATAGGCCGCGCTTCGCTTATCTTCGTTGCTGTTGCCTTTCCATCCGGTTGCAAGCTCAAACTGCTTTTTGGATTCTTGAGATTTCCAAGCACTGCTAACAGGGTGGCGAGTGAATGGGATGCCCAACTTAGTCAGCATTCTCTCAACTTCAATTTGTGCCTGTTTGCACTTCGCAACGTTCTGGCTTGTCATGCCGTAGGCTTTTTTGTTCTGGTCTTTACCGTGCCAAACAGCTTTGTTGCCGCTTAGGTTCTCGATATGTACATGAATGTCACCAATCGGCTTTAGCTCTATGAGCTTATCCATGAAATCAAGCAGGTTGAGGTTATGGAGCTCACTAAGAGCTCCGTTCTTGTAGATCGCAACGCCGTGCGCTTCTGAGTCTGGATCACAGCCTACGGTGATTTTCATAGCGTTGACTCTCCGCGGCGGTATGCACAGGTAATCTTGTCTCTGATTGCCCACTCAACATAAGGATTTCCATTCACCACTTCTGGAACCATCGAGTAAGCAATGTTGTATGCACGGAATCGAAACTGCTCAAGTTGGGCCGCTTCTCCTGATTGCATATCAAAGCGCTTTTTAAGAGCAAAGCAATCTTTGAGAGAGCTAAACATGTAGTAAACAATCCAAGCCGCGACAACATCACCAAAGCTAAGATCGCTGATTTGAGTTAGCAGTTCGGCAATGAAGCTATTGATGAAATCAGTCACTCAGCATCCTCCCAAGTACCGCCAAACTCTGAGCGTTCTTGGCTAGCGCTTAGCCAAAGAGGGTAGAACGACAAGCAGAACGAGGCATACATCAGCAAGCCCTTAGTTGTGCTTGGTGCATCCATTGACGAGATAAACAGCACGGCAGAAACAAGCGCCATAAGCGTTATCGCAATGATCAAAATAAAGCGTGGATTTTTCATATCTTTCACCATACCGGCTCTAACTGAGCCTGAATTCTTGTGCTTCTTCCTGCACCGTTAACAACTAATGACTTAACCCAATACTCTTTGCCTTCGTGGCGATAAATGCGTTTGTGCTGATGATAAATCACCAGTGCATCTACGGCTTTGCTGTTCGGTAACACTCTAATGATCAACATGCCGCCACCGCCTTTAAGTAACCCGCATCGAGTAGCTTCTTCTGCAGCCAGATTTCACCTTTGCCTGTAATTAACGGCGTATGGCTGATTCTGGTTTCTTCGCCAGTCTCAAAAGTGCCTTGCTTGATGGTGAAGTAACCGCGATCGATAAACTCTTGATAGGGAATGTTGTAGTTCTGGCCTTGAGGAATCAGGATCTTCAACTCACGCATGATGCGAAACAGAGTGACAGGGCCCAATCCAATCGATTTGGCAAACTGACCCAACAACACACCGCGCTTAGCTAATGCGATTTGATCAGCAAATCCAGCTTTTGGCGCAGCAATAGCCAGTTGGCGGCTCACTTGCTCGTTCTGCTTTGCTAAATCAGCGGCCAGTTGTAGTGCCTCAGGTAATGACTGAGGAATGCGAAACTGGTTAGCGTTTTCCAGTTCTTGCCAACGCTTGATGATCGCCATTCTTAGCGCAGCGCTGTAACCAGCAACCAAGCAAAGTGATTCCTCTTTGTTGAGTAAAATCACCGGCTGAGGTCTTCCTTTGCCGTCGATGTATTCGGCTGACTTTTCAGCCGATTGAATTTCAACCAGCATCTTACGAATGTCAGCCAGAACGTTTTTGTGCTCTTTACCTGTCAGCTCTGCAATTTCGCGACTGCTCATGGTCACTTCTTGTTGTGTCATTACTGCGAACATTTAAACCTCCACCCAGAATCTACTTTTTTCACCTTGACCAACCAGCTTGCGGAGACTCACTCCCTTTGATTTCGCTTTTTCGGTCATCTTCACCAAGTCACAAACATGGATCCCCAACGTCTTGCACAGCTCTGCATGGCTCCAAGTTTTTCGGCGTGACTGCATCAACTCAATCAATTGCATCTCGCTCATTCCTAAGCCCTCGATAGTTCAGCCAACAAAGCCTCACGCTGCTGCAGCATCTCGTTGAGCTTTCGCTGACAAGAACTGGCCGCGATTTCTGAGGCGTGGTTTTTGTGAGATTGAAAACGCAACAGCGCGGCGTTCTCAGAGTTGATGTCGATCTCAAGCTGGCGGATTTTCGCCTTGAGCTTTTGCACCTCATCCGGCGCGCTTGTCGCTTGTGATGCTGGCGCTACACGGCCACGGTCTTGCTCCTTGCTCAACCAAGCGTGAATAAATCGCTTGATGCCTTGTGAGGTTTTTTGTCGAGTAGGGTTGGCCTTGCACCAGCCGATCATGTTTCGGATTTGCTGAGCAACATCCACAGCAGGGTAAAGCTCTCGGTACTCAAACAACTCAGATTGAGTCACGCCGTGAATGCTTGATTTCCCCTTGAGTGGGATTTCAAACAAAACAGGTTCCGCAGGCTTGTCGGTTTCGAGCTCGCTCGGAACAAGATCTTTAATTGGTTCTATGACTGGTTCTAATGACTGGTTCTGAGTACCGTTTTCGGGCCTATTCAAAGTACCGTTTTTGGGACTATTCAAAGTGCCGTTTTCGGAATCATTCCGGTTTTGGTACTGTTCCGAGATTGGTTCCATTTCAAGGGGTGCTGTTTTAACTGTTCTCGCATCAAGTTTTTTAATTCCAGTCTCTACACCAACGAGCTTGTAAACAATCACACGCATGGTTCTGCCGCGCTTCTCACCTGTATCCTTGAGAACGCCACACTCAACCAGCTTCTTAATGCCTGAAAGAATTGTTTTGCGGTTTAAGCCCGTATCTTTCTCAAGGCGTGGAATAGATGGAAAACAGCAATGATCTTCATCAGCGCGGTCGGCCATCGCTAAAAGCAATAGTTTTAGGCTTGCAGGTTTAATGTCCAGAGACCAAGCCCAGTCGTTTGCAGCTCTACTCATAGACTTGCCCCGTTATGTTGATTAATGCCAAGCGAAAGCATCCAAAGCGGATGCAGTTCGCAAGGAAAGCGAACAGATGCCAATTTTTTACCAGACTTAGCTTCGGCCTTTTTGCTCTTGCGCTTTCTGGATTGAGTGTTCTTTTCGGTGTGAATTGCTTCGTGGAGAGTCTTACCCTGAAAACGCATACGGTAAGAGAGCGTTTGCTTAGAAACGCCAAAAGCCTTACTGATTGCATCAAGTCCAACATAACCTTGGTATTCGTAGATAAAACGCATAAGGCTACTCCGCATGGCCGTCTGCCAATGCACGAAGTGAATCGCGCTTTACGTAGCGAGTAACCATTGGCATGTTAAGATGATTAGGGTTGAAAATAACCAGTGCAGAACCTTTGGTATTTTCGTTAACTGAGCGGTGCGTAATAGGGTTAACAAAAGAGATGCGACCGCCAACAATAAAGCGAATTTCCGTAGCGTTCTCCGGCCACCAGTTAGCGTCCGGTGTAGCAGGAACAAGCAGAACAGACCCAATCTTGTTTTTTACGCACTGTTCATAAGCTTTATCCATGAATGACTTGATCATTCCGCGAGAGTAGGGCGGGTTAACCCACGCAAAAGAGTTAGGCTTGTTCAAACCAAAAACAGAAGCCCAATTCTCAATAGAAAGCGCATTCATTTCCTCAGAAATAAATAGCGGGCACTTGGTATTCAATTCATTGGCACAAGCATCAAAAGCAAATGAGAACTCAACGTTGATAGCGTTAAAAAGCCAGTTTGGAGTTGCCCAAGCGTCTTTCTCTGATGGAGATAAATCCGAAGCGATAAAATCAGACATTACAGCGCACCCTCATAAACAGCCTTAACGTAATCGCGGCTAACTTCTTTAAACTGACCACCAACAACAACAAAGTAATGCCATTGCTGTTTCACAATTCGAGCTTTTAGTGTTAATCTTTTCATTGCCAATCCTCATATCAGTGTTGTTTGGTAAGTGAAAATTCCTCGCAAGAAACTTTCACTAGGGCGTTAAGTCGTTTGTCCGGCTTAACGCCTTTTCTTTTTCTCTCAGGGCATCAAGCTCTAATTCGCATTTCTTAATCAGGTTCTTAATTTGGTCACGCTCAAACAGTTCGGTTACTTGGCCTTGGCTGGTGGCGACTTTGCATGAGCCAATTGTCATGTCCGCCATCTGCTTTACCGTTACCCAGAAGCTTTCTGTTTTCATTTATCCTCCGAATACAGCGCATCAAGTTTCATCATGAAGGCCTCAAATGTGGCTTGGTATTCACGCTTCAAGCCGCGAATCAACTTGCGTTCTTTCTCATCAAACACGCCATCGGCTTTTGCTTCTTCGATCGCCTTATCCAGAAGACCCTTCACTGCGTTTAAGTGCAGGTGACAATCAAACATGTCCACGCTGTCTAAATCGGCGATAACCGGCTTCTCGACCACCATGCTATTTACTCGGCTTGCGAAGTATTCAGCGACATAAGGCGTGTTCGTAAACTCGGCCATTTCCACCAGCTCATCGATATTGAAAAAGCGTTGGCCTTTCTTTTCGTACAAGTGATTGTTAAAACCATCCACAGTCATACCTAGCAGGGCAGCAATCACTTCTTTACCACCCGTTACGCCTGCGATTGTTTTGTTAACCATTTCTTTCTTATTCACCATGTGTTCCTTTTGTTGGTGGTTACGGGGATTACCGGTTAGCGGTAGTATTTGTTTGCGGTTCAGAAAGAACGTCAGTGTTTGGGTTAGGGAACACGTCCTGAAACTCACACTTAGCGCCCAAGCCTTTTAGGGCATTAACAATGTTCCAGCACTGGTTTACACAAGGCTTCCTTGCTCCAGACTCATAGCGGTCAATTGCGCTTTGACCAACGCCAACTAGGTCTCCCAATTCTTTCTGAGTTGCACAAATGGAATTTCTGTAATGTTTGATTTGGTTCATAAGCCCTCCGCTGTTGCTCTTTTATACCAAATTGGAATGTAAACAGCAATAGAGATATACCGAATCGGTCGTTTAGCTCTAATTCCGATGTGGCATAATTTAGGAATGAAAATGAATTGGAATGATCTGGTTAAAACCAGAATGAAAGAGATAGGCGTGACGCAAGATGCGCTTGCCGAAAAGATGGGGCTAACTCAAGCCTCAATTGCTCGCTATCTGAATAAAAAAAGAGAGCCAGACTTAGACACAATCGCGAAAATCATGAAATGCGTGGGTCTAGATCAGCTTATGTTGAATTCTGACGGCTTTGTCGAGTATCCAAGCGAGGCTTGGGCAAACGTATCAAAACCTGAACTTGAATTAAGCTACCAACGCTCATTCCCATTGCTAAGCTCCGTTCAAGCTGGCGCATGGACTGAAGCTTGCGAGCCTTATGAAGTCAGGGAGATTGAACAGTGGTACGAGACAACCGAAAGAACCAGTGATCGCTGCTTTTGGCTAAAGGTGGAAGGAGACTCAATGACGGCTCCATCTGGCGTTAGTATTCCTGATGGTGCGCTTGTTCTGGTTGATACAGAGAAAAGCTACCAGAACGGCTCTCTTGTTGTGGCTAAACTCACCGATGTGAATGAAGCAACTTTCAAAAAGTTAGTGATCGACGCAGGCCAGAAGTATCTCAAGCCGCTAAATCCTGCCTATCAGATGATTCCAATCAATGGGAGCTGCAAGATCATAGGCGTTGTCGTTGATGCAAGATTAAGGCTTTTATAGGTTGTTCTGCATTACAGCTAATTAACGTTCTTGTGCTCGTGGATTTCACTAAACCACAAGGATAGCTAATGACTGTTTTTGAACTACTTGGCATATCGCAAGGTGATGCGATAACCGTTGATAACCCTTGGTCTGATTATGGAGAGAGGCAGATGATACCTCTTTCCATATCTAAGAACGGAATATCGATAAGAGCTATCGATACTAGGCACGGAGATATTAGATACATAGCACCAGATTGGACGATCATCACTGATGCAGGTGATAGAGTTCTACTAAAAGACTTTCCTTACATATCACAAAACCTCAAATCCCTATCCAAACAAAAGCAGAGCGAAAGGCGACCCAAAGAGTCAAAAAGAGAAGTCGCTTCAATGGTTGATGTTCTTGATTCTCTTAAACTTAATGGTTTAAATGTTGTAATAACTGGAACTTTGCCCATTCCGAGAGCTGACTTTAAAAAGATACTTGAAGATAAAGGCTCTAACGTTTTTGACGGCATAAGCAAAAAGATAGATTTACTCATAATGGGCGATACAGGGGCTTTTGAAATCACTAGCAAGATGAAAAAAGCGCAAGAACTTGGGATAAAAATCGTTACCGTTTCTGGGTGAGTCACTCAAAACAAACCCCACAACTTGGTGGGGTTTTGCTTTTTATAAAACTCTAACATTATAAGAAGCTTTCCGCCAATTCTGCTTTCTTGGTATATGGCAATCAGCTTGCCGTCCCTCATGAATGCCATGTAGGTTTTTGCACCAGGGTATCCGCCATAGCTATTTTTTGCATTTACGCTGAAAAGCATTGTGTAACCATAAGTCACTTCTCCACCAGAAATGGCGGATTGCTGATAGTAATTTCTCTTAACATTACTGAAGACATACTTGGCCGAATCAGGATCTTTTAAGTAAATCTGAAAGAATCCCTTAACTAGATTCTCAGCCTGATCTTGAGATATTTCCGCGCCATAGTTGGCTGATGCAATTTCAGCCTCAGTTGGTGGCTTTGCTGCACAACCAAGAAGAAGGGTGCTCAGGGCAAAGAGTAAAATAAATCTGAATTTGTTTTTTCGCATTTCATGCCTCGATATAACAGTGTTTTTTCTGTTTCCAGATCATTACGTCAGTTCAATTTGCAATCAATAGCTTACTTCAAAATTGTTGATGATAAGCAATTAAATTCCTACCTATTCATGCTCATCAAGTTTGTTAAATCAATCACAAAAAATAACGCCAATAAAAAATAATTCCATTTTGGTATTTACAAGATAATACCGAAATGGCATATTTAAATCACACAAGGCAAGCGCCTTAGCTCTTTAACAACATGAACCATGAACGATAACTTTGGCATCGTCATTGATGTAGGTGCCAAAGAGGTCAGCCCAAGCTCCACGAATGGGCGACATAAATTTCGTGAAATAGACCTGTGTGCCTCTAACGGCGACCGGATGTTAGACCTATAGATAACGGGTAAAACGCTTGGAAAAACCAAGCAGCTAGCAGTGCTGGAATGGCTTAACCGTGAGGATGACCCGATAAGCACACAGCCCCGCCGGCCTAGGCGGTAAGGTATAGGCAATACAAAACAACTCTGGTTTGTTGGCCGTGATAAGCACAGTAAAACAAATCTGACTGCGATAATTCGGGCGTGAAGCAACACGAAAAAATAGAAACCCCCAACACACTTGGGAGCAAGCCCGGTAATCACGCATGGTGAAGTGCATTGGCAGTGCGCTGAAAAATAGCTGGCATCCCGATTACATCGATGAAGAATCCAGAGTTGTTTTGTATTAACAATGTGTTTTATTCAGCGCTCTTAACATTCCCTATCTTTAATTCATGTCTATCGATTTGGAGTAAAGAGCGCTGAACAAAGCATCTGACATTGCAATAGACGGAAAACCGAAGTTGATCACGTAATCCGCGCCATTCCTCCTGTAGTGGAAGCCTTTGCCTTGAGTCTTATTCCATAGCCTCAAGGACGTAGACGGAAGGTAAAATGACAACGGAACGAGCCGAGTCCTCCTTGCTTGGTGATCGTTATGACAACGGGAAAGACTGTGAAATTGGTGATCATCAAATCACTATGACGGATGGACGTTTCAAGTTGGCAAGCACGTCGAGAAAAGAAAATACATAACTTGTGACACCCCGGAAAGACGGGGGAACTATTTTCAAAGCGGTTTTAGCTGAATGGTCAAACAAAAATAGCTAGCTCTGACAACCTAGCACAGAAAGCTTTCAAAATTAATCAGCACAAAGGATAACTGAGTATGGCTTGGTCAAAAGAGCAGAAAAGAATATTCGATTTTTGGGCTGGAAAAGTTCCAGCTAGCGTACTGGCCGGATTCGTCGATAAGTCAGAATTTGCACTTACTCAATACGCATCACGTAAAAAGGTAAGTATCTCGTTCTGGGGACACGGTTGCCAACGTAACGCCAAGAAAAGAAAATCACGCGAATTTTACCAACAGAAAAAAGTCGAAGTGTTAAAGCTGCTCGATGAAAAACCCATTCACTGGCTTGAGCACGGAAAAGAACTCACCAACCGAGAAATTGCCGAAATAACCGGTGTAACTCAAGCCTATGTTGCATCAATAAAAAAGCGACACCACAAAAGGGAAGTGGACCCATATTCGTACATGGTACGAAAGCAGTTAAGCCACCAACAGCTAATCAATACCGTTTTCAGCTAAAACTCCATGACCTTCACCCTGTTATCAGGGTGCTTTTTAAATCAGCTCTCTGCCTGTTGATGAGTATTCGGAGGGAATGTTGGGCTGATTCAAAAAGATTATTCAATTAGAGAGTCACCACTAGGCAAGGTGAAGTAACAAGTTTGCCTAATAGGGGAGGATTTAAAAATGAAATACTAATCTCACAAAACATAAACCATCAGGATCAAAGTTAATTTAGGCAAAAGAATGATTGAGTTCACTTTTGCGCTTATAGCCATCATCGTCACCGGAATCACGATGAAAGCTAGCCACCCGAAAAGCGCCAGAATTGAGTTTGCGCGAGACGGCCATAGCAAAGTCAACAAAGCACAGAGTTTTGGGCTCTGTAAACTCAAGTAAATAACGATTCCGGAAGCGCCGCAAAGTTGCGGCACTTCTTAAAGTGCATTCAAGCAGTGTTCTTTAAGAAGTGCCCCCAACACTTCATAGCCAACTGACGTTTGACCAATGAATGTTTGGGCGTTTTTCCCCGTTAGCTCAATTGGATAGAGCATCTGAGTTCTAATCAGAGGGTTATAGGTTCGAATCCTATACGGGGCGCCATATTCAATTGCCAAAACTTCGCCCCACTTGCTGGGGCTTATTTTTTAGGTGAACGCCATGAAATGGAATTCTGAACAAGATTTTGAGTGGGAGGATAAGTTAGCCAAGCAAGCAAAGAAATGGCTTGTGTTATCGGCTCTATCTTTCGCTTTTGTATTACTGATAATGAGCTGAGGCTAACCATGTTTCCAAAAAACCTACTAATCTACCGCGTCAACCGCGACAACCGCGACATTCAATTCGACCCTGAAAAGATGGAAAGCTTGCTAGGTGAATTCAAACTCACCCAGCTTGGTAGCCAGGATAAGCAAAAGTTTGGCTGGGTTCCTGCGCTGTATGATAAATCAAGCGCACTAGCTCATTGCTCTGGCGGCAACATCCTCATTCGCGCGCAAAAGAGCGAGAAGCTTATTCCTGCTTCCATCATCTCCAAGATGGTGAAAGAAAAGGTTGAGCAACTTGAGCGCGAAGAAGGCCGACCGCTCAATAAAAAACAGCGCGAGCAAGTCCGTGAAGATATCGTCATAGACATTTTACCTACGGCACTTATCAAAGAAAGCTTCACTAGCTTGTTTATCCTGCCATCGCAATCGCTGATTATTGTCGATGCCAGCAGCCACAAAAAAGCCGAAGATGCACTTGCCCTGCTGCGTAAAACACTCGGCAGCTTGCCAGTAGTGCCGCTCATTCCTGCGGTTGCAGTTGAAACCACGCTCACTGAATGGGTGAAAACAGCTCAGGTTCCAAGCGGTTTCTCAATTGGCAATTCTGCGGTGATGCAGTCCATCATCGAAAAAGGCGCACAAGTCACGCTTAAAAACGAAGAGTTAAGCGCTGAATCCATCCAGAAGCACATCGAAGAAAACAAGGTAGTCACTGCGCTTTCAATCGATTGGCAAGATCGAATCAAGTTCACGATCAAAGATACGATGGCAATCATTCGCGTGAAGTTCGCCGACGAACTGAAAGAGCAGAACGACGATATTCCACGCGAAGATCTAGCCGCCCGACTCGATGCGGATTTCACGCTCATCACAGGTGAGCTAACCGCATTTTGTAGTCATCTGATTGATGCGCTAGGCGGCGTTTCTCAGCAAGAAGAATTCGCCAAGCCAAATGAAGACAAGCTAACCGTGGAAGTTGCTGATTTCATCAAACAAGAGCAGCGTGCTTCAGTTACTTTAATTCAACGTAAATTCAAGATCGGATACAACCAAGCGGTAAGGATTATGGAGCGACTAGAAAGCTTGCAAATTGTATCCAAGCCTAATAACAACGGACAACGAAAAGTCCTAGTTTAAGAAAATAACAAGCCCTCGATTGAGGGCTTTTTGTTGCGAGGAAAACACCAATGGACAAGAAAAAAGTTGCATGGACGGTAACTGATGAGTACGCAGGTAAGGCATGTGTTGTATTTCATCATCATGGATTAGCAGCTCGCAGACTTGGCGGTGGTGAGCTTGGTGAGGATTTCGATTGCCTTGTTTGCAATCGCTCGCCTGAGTTTGATGAATACGCAGAATCTGGAAAGGTTCCAACCAAAGCGCTTATTGATGCTGGATGGTGGTTTGAATGCGGCCATTGCGGAAAGCAAATTCCTGATGAAGATGAATCACCAGTTGAAGAATTGGAAATTGATGGCGATTGGGTTTATTGCAATAGCTCGTGCAAATGCGCCAGAGAGAAAGAAATTTCAGAGCGAAATGATAATTTCGAGAAGTTCAAAGAAAAGGTTCAAAAGCTTCGCCCTGACCTAAATTTTAACCATTTCCAAGGTGGCCACCCTTGGATTACCAACGTAGCTAAGTTTACTTTCCCAGGCGCGAAATATGGCGGAAGCGCTAGAGATCAAAAAGGTGATGGAAATATAGAGTTCTTTATTTCTAATGGAGATCTTGAAGCTTGGAATCAGTACGAAGCAACGAGAGGCAACGACCAATGATTATGCCAAATGAAATCGTAGTAGATAACTTTGCCGGCGGTGGCGGCGCATCCACCGGAATGGAGCTTGGCCTTAATCGTCATGTTGATATCGCGATTAATCACGATCCTGAAGCAATAGACATGCACAGGATGAACCACCCTGAAACAAAGCATTATTGCGAATCTGTTTGGGATGTGGATCCGGTTGAAGCCTGTGCAGGTCGTCCAGTTGGTTTGGCTTGGTTTTCTCCTGATTGCAAACACTTCTCAAAAGCCAAGGGAAATAGACCAGTTGATAAAAACATTCGCGGTCTTGCTTGGGTTGCAATTCGTTGGGCTGCATTAGTTCCAGTGCGCATCATAATGCTTGAGAACGTTGAAGAGTTTATGACTTGGGGTCCAGTGGTAGAAGTTGAGCCTGGTAAGTTCAAACCATGCTCGAGTCGTAAAGGCGAAACATTCCAAGCTTTCTTAAAAGTGCTCACCACTGGATTGGAAAAAAATCATCCGCATGGGAAGAAATTCGCGAAGCATTGGGAAGCAGCTTTCCTTATGATCGATTAGAAAAAGGCTTGGGCTATAAAGTCGATTATCGCGTTTTAAGTGCTTGCGATTATGGCGCGCCAACCATTCGTAAGCGCTTTTTCCTAGTGGCTAGAAACGATAACAAACCAATTAACTGGCCAGAGCCAACGCACGGCCCAAAGGGTTCTGGTCTAATTCCTTACGCTACCGCAGCAGATATCATTGATTGGTCGATTCCAGTTAAATCAATTTTCGGCAGAGAAAAGCCACTTGCCGAAAAAACAATGGAACGTATCGCAAAAGGTTTGGAAAAGTTTGTATTCGGTACAGATTCACCATTTGTCGTTAACGGAGAATGCGCATTTATTGCCAAGCACTACACGGGCGTAACGGGTTCAGATTTAAGAGAGCCATTAGCGACCGTGACAACGACAGATCATAACGCGCTCGTTATGGCGTTTATGACAAAGTTCCGCTCTGGAAGCGTTGGTTATGATATTGAAACGCCAGTTCATACCATCACATCCGGCGGCGAACAGAAAAGACCTGGCACTGCAAACACCCAAGCTTTAGTAACAAGCCACATGGTTAAGCTTCGCGGAAACAATATAGGCCACCCAACCGATGAGCCACTGCATACCATTTCAGCCGGCGGTTTTCATCTTGGCGAAGTTAGAGCATTTCTAATTAAGTATTACGGTACTGGTGTTGGGGAAGATCTTCTCTCTCCAATAGGCACAGTGACCACAAAAGATAGATTCGGGCTTGTCACTGTTTTCGGGGAACAATATCAACTGATTGATATTGGCATGAGAATGCTTGAGCCACATGAGCTATTTGCAGCTCAAGGGTTTCCATCTGATTACAGAATCACCCACAACTCAGAAGGCAAGAAAATTAGCAAATCTAGCCAAGTTGCCCGTTGTGGCAACTCAGTGCCGCCGCCAGTAGCTCAAGCTCTGGTTGAGGCCAACATCCAAACCTTACCAAAAGTTAAAGCAGCATAGGCAACGACCAATCAAGTTTGAAGATGCCGTTCGATTTGCTTAACCATCAGATCAAAAAGCTAGGAGATCAACGTGGAAACAGTAATGACAGACTTTGGCAAAGTCACCGTATCAAAACCTTACTTTAGTAATAGCGCCTGCTCTCAAGTGAGAAATCTAACACTCGTAAAACCCGAGAACGAAGCATACGGCTGGGGCATTTGCCGCGAACTCCCTGAAAATCTAACCATCACACCTGAAATCGTTAACCTGTTTGCTAAAGAAGCAAGCCAGTTTATTTGAGGCCAATTATGGACATTCAAAAAGCCGTTGACGGAGTAATGGCGCTCCGTCCAACTGAAAGCTCAAACAGCCAATCTCGACAAACAAGAGATAAACGCCGCGCTGAAACCCTAAAGCGAATGAATGATCGCCAATTTCAAAAAGAAATGGAGATGATCATGAATGGTGAAATCCCTGATTACGGCGCCTTCTTCTTTACCAACAACGAACCCGGTATGAAAAGAAGAAAGAACGCTAATTTCAACCAATACCGCGGCAAAGCGTAATAACCTTTTAACCTTGCGAGGGTGACATGAAAAACAAACTTTCTGATTTGAATAACCACTTGTTCTCTCAGTTAGAACGCCTTTCGGATGAAGACCTAAAAGGCGACGACCTGAAAGAAGAGATCGAACGAAGCAAGGCCGTTAAAGCCATCGCTCAGGAAATTATCAGCGGCGGCAAGCTTGCTCTTGAGGCTCAGCTAGAGCTTGGTGGCGTAAAGAGCGCACCAGAAATGCTTGAGGTTAAAAATAGCTAAGGTGACAACATGCGATTCGTTTACTCACAAGAACACATTGCCTTTGTCGAAAAAGCCTTTAAAAAGCATGGCGTTCAAGAGGTAACTGCACTCTTTAATCAAAAGTTTGGCCTCAATAAAACGCAAACGCAAATTAAAGCGCTCATTAGCAACCATGGCATAAAGTGCGGCAGAAAATCTGGTGAAATGAATGCTGGTAAATATCGCCTTTTCACCAAAGAACAAGCCGCCTTCATCAAGCAAGGTTATAAGCGCTGGGTTAAGCAAGAAGTCACCCAGCAGCTTAATGAAAAGTTCGGAACCCAATTCACCGTCGCGCAAGTAACGGCATTTATCAAAAATCACCGGCTTAAATCTGGCAGAACGGGCTATTTTGAAAAAGGCTTTAAACCTCATAACGCCGGAAGTAAAGGTTTTATGAAGCCCAATAAAACCTCATTCAAAAAAGGCAATATACCCAAGAACAACAGGCCCGTTGGTTCGGAAAGAGTAAACGTTGATGGCTACGTAGAAATAAAGGTAGCTGAACCAAAAACGTGGAAACTCAAACAGCGTGTGATTTATGAGAATGAAATTGGCCCAATCCCAGATGGCTATAAGGTTCGGTTCCTAGATGGCAACAAGGCAAACTTTGAACCATCCAACCTTGTGCTTGTGAGTTCATCAGAAAACGCATTCCTAAACAAAAGCTATCGGATGAATAAACAGCCAATAGAATTTCGTGAAACCCTTGTCATCTTGGCAAAACTAGATGCCAAGGAGGCGCACTTAATGAAAGAGCCCACCGACCATGCACAAAACCCAAAGAGCAAGGCTGATAAAAATACAGTCAATGCAAACCCGTAAAATCCTCAGTAATTACCATGTGGTTTTCGTTGCTAACATGGTCGATGGTACGCTGGTTTATTCAAAGCAGGGCGAACCAGTCAGTATCACCAAAGTTCTCGCCCAGTCTCTTGGCTCGGTGCAAATCAAGTGGTCAGTAACCTGTTACGCGCTCATGCGAGATAACACTGGCCGCGAATATTTAAAATCCTTTGTTGCGACAACCAAAACACCTTGCAAGCACGAGCAGATAAGAGAAGAAGTTGCCGATCTTCATTGGGATTTTCTAGATAAACATTGCAACCCTAACCACTTCCTCACCGCCGCTTGGATTGCAAACTCAATTGATAACCCTCCATCAGATGAAGTTGCAGACAAGATATTTACACACATGGGCGCGTGGAAAGAATTCATCGCAGAGCACGAAGCTCCTCAACAACAGCAAGCCGGAGAAAGCCATGAGTAAAGAAATAGAGCTGGCCGAAGTATTTCAAGACATGGAGCCTAATGAATCCATGCGCGACTTCGCGATCAGAAAATCACTTGAAGCAAAGCGCTCTACTGACAAGGTCGCAAATCTTCGTGACTGGATCCACCAAATCGCCGTGAATGCAGGTAACGAGCAGTTTGTGATTGATGCAACAAGCTCAGCGCTGTGCGGTGAAGATTGCAACAAGCAAACACCATTCAAGTTTTACCCAACAAACTGAAGCAATGCGAGGACTTCACTTTGAAAAATCGATTTTACAAAACTAACGGTTACGTTGGTTCAAGCGTGCTTTTCTGGGCCATTGACGGCCTTGGTTACACAACGAATATCGACCTCGCTCATGTATATACGCGCGAAGAAATGCAGCGTGATGTAGATAAAGGTTGGTTAAGAGATAAGGATGAATTCCCACTTTGCGCGGATGATGTAGAGGCCAATTCTCAGTGGCGAGTTGATTGTCAGTACGTCAAAAAAACCTTTCCAGATTTTACAGACCCGAATGACGAGTATGTGCTGGTTAAAAAAGGTCGCTGGGACGGCAATGATCTGGCTTTTGCTAACGGGATTGATTTTGATTTTGACTACGGCAAAGCTAAAAACTTCCGCGCTTTTGATGTTGAAGCTTACATCGAACAGAAACAAACATATTTCTTTATCGTCCCGCGCTATCACACTGACGAAATTGCACGCCGAACCTTCCAAAAGCAGAACATCAACCGAAGAAAGATGATCACTGCGGCTGGTATCACTGGCTTGCGCCAAAAGCGCCGAAGCAAAACAACAGGCAAGCAGCGTTTTAACTGCCCAACCTGCGGAAAAATCATCTGGGAACACGCTCATCCGGATGATCGAATCTACTGCAGCATGCATTCGGAATAAGGATCAGATATGCCACCAGCACCTCCACCACCAACCAAAGCAGCAAATCAGCCACATTCATCTAAAAACCTTCAAAAACACATCTCAACACTCAAAGCGTTTCAAAAATATCGAACAGGAGAGGACGAAAGAACCTTCGAAGAGACAGGTTTAGAGCCCAAAGCCATCACTGAATCGATAAATTTCGCCATTGAGACACTATCAAAGCAGCAAAAACTCATTGATGGCATCAAAAACGAGCTGTTGAGCTCAGTGAATGTGGTTTTTAGGCCTCACATCGAGGGTGTTTTTGCGGTTATCGAGCAAAAAATTGAAAGCGGTGAGATTTTTGGCCCCAAAAGTAAGGATGAAGCATGAACGGACGCCAATTTAAAAAGCTCTGCAAGCGCGCAGCGTCAGTAATGATCAAGATTCAGCCACATCTTGAAAGTCAGTTGTTTTTTAGCTCAGCGGGTGATGAGCCACCAGAAGTAACGCACTATTACCATTGGGATAAAAACACACTAGACCAAAACTGGAGACAAAAAACCAGAAAAGCAAAAGAGCCAGACATGCTACCGAGCGGAATTGCTGGATTTGGCTGCGTTTATGGTTATTACGAACCTGAGTGGTCTGATGAAGATGCATTATCAGCATTGATGCATTACGTTTTCTGTACATTCATGGATTGGGGTGGTTGCGATGTTAATGCATTGATTGAAAAAAATTGCCCACAAGAATTGCTACGACTGCCAAATAAGGCGATCAAGTATGCAGAGTTGAACCTCATCAAGGAACGACCACGAACCAAGGAACCAAGGAACCAAAGGCGGAGAAGCCTATAAGCAAAAGTGCCACCAGTTCTGGAAGCAGGTTCGCTTTCATGTCGAGCTTGCTCACACCATGGAAGGCACTTTGTCTGGCACAGCGCGTGAGCTTAATCGCAAGCGCGTTAAAACAATGAACGGCGGTAAGTGGTGGCCACAAACAGTGAAAGATGCACTTACCCATTACACCGAAACTGATAGTGAGCAATAGCATGGATTTAAAAAACTTAGCTGACTTTTTATTAGCCTCTCCATCTCTTCAACAGCAAAGAGAATTTGTTATAGCAAGAACACGCAGCCCAATGGCCCAGCACATGTCAAAAGCAATGAAAAAGCACAACCAGCGCCAGCGCTGCACCACCTACACGCCAGATAGCCCAGAAGTCAAAGCCATGACCAAGCAATTCTGGCAACGCGCCGATCAGCTAGGCAAAGCCAATTACTACTGCGTTTGCCAAAGCTGCGGAGATAGTTACCAACTTGGTAAAGAAGGCGAAAATTGCCAGTTGTGCAAATCTGGCAAGCTTTATCCACAAGACGTTGAGCCGTGGGAGTAGTCGATATGAAAAACCGTTTTTTAATAAAAGCCATGAATTTAATAGTTGAATCTTTAACTGGTTATCGTTCTAGCGATTCAGTTATTGCAGCAATGAATGAAGAGTTTGCAGAACAGGAGCTTCTCTTAGCTACTAAATCTGAAATGGCAAGAAAGCTAAGAGAGCATCGTGAAAAGGGCCGTCACGGATGGTGGAATAAAGACGTTTGCTCTATTGAAGAGTTGTATTCGTACCGCCAAAAAGCGCTAGATGAAAACGACCACGTTAGCGTTCTGAATTTTACAGCGATGATCGCAGCAAGAGAGGCTTATGAAAATCATCAAACCTCTGATCTAATGGAGAAAAGCGATGCCTGAATACCAAGAACGCGACATTATGGAACTAGATAAAGTCGGAAACCACTACGGCAAGCACGTGCTAGCAATGACAAGGGAAGATCTTCGCTCAAAGTCTGATATTGCTGCTGAGCTTGGGTATCGAGATATGGTGATTGACAAGCTAACCGAAGAAAACAAAAAACTTCGCGAAGCTTTGGAAAAAAGCCAGCGTTTAATGAACGCATTTGGAATGATCATGCTTGATGTAAAGCGACCTAAAGAAGATACGATCAATAAACTCAATCGCCTAATTTCCGTACACATGGATGACCTCTTTTCAAGCAACAAGAAACTGCTATCAGAAATAGTTGGTGAGAAAGATGCAAACCGAGACTGATGCATTTTATCAGAGTGATGATGAGAGCTTTCAGGTCTGCGGCATGTTAATGCCTGATGGTGACATTGGAATTTCTGCTCATGACCCGTTTGATGTAATAACCGTTTCACTCAGTAAAAGAAAAGCCGCCAAGCTTGCGCGGCAGATCTTGGAATTATCCGGTGAAACAAAACAAAAACTAGCTGCTGAAAACAAGCGTCTGCGTGAGGCTTTAGAGTGCATTCATGAGTACGCCTCAATGATCCCGCTTCATCTAACAGATGAAAAAACTCACAGTAATGAACACATCATGCATTTTGTTAAGCAAATTAAATCACTATCAGAACTAGACGGTGATTTATGACAATTTACGATGTTTTTACAACGTGGATACTACTGGGGCTGGCCACATATCTTGACCATGTTTTTTATGTTTGGGGATCCAGTTCGCCATATTACAGAAACGAGGTGACTAAACTTCTCTTTTTCTTAACCTTTGTTATTTGGTTTCCAATCCTGCTTTTTGGAACTATGGAAATTCGTTACGAAGTGTGGCGTGACGTTCTTAAGTATCGGAAGAGTTTGGAGGTGTTATGAAAAATCCATTAATAGCAAGACCATTTTGGCCGGCGATAAGTTTTCAGGAAGAAAACCCATATCCACCGTTAAAGCGAATGCGTGATACGGATAAAATTATCGCTTACTCAGATGCAACGCAATTTGTAGGTGAATTTTTGGAAAAATTACCACGCAGGAAAAACCATGAAAATAACCCACCGTCCCAAGGGTAGCATGTGCGCCAACTGCAAAAGCCTGAGCTCAGACTATAAGCAACACCACTGCCCCAGCAGTGATCAATTCAAAACCATGCAGCCAATAGGAAAAGACAGTGACGGCGTGATAGTCGTCCGCTGCAAAAGCTACGATAAGATGTGAGGCACATTTTGACCAACATCCAAATCATTCTAACCATCTCCATCGCACTTAACGCTCTGTTTCTGATCTGGCTAATTTACCAAAAGAGCATTATCGATAATCTTACTTGGCAAAGAGATACGCTGTTCAGTTTCTTGCGCTCAAAAAAGTGCTGCACCCAAAACAAACCAACCGGAGAAATCAATGAGCAAGGAAAAAATTAAACAACTGACAAAGTTGCACATGTCCAGTGGCGTTATTGAACAAGTAATCGGGGAAATGGTTTTCCAAGATTTGAAATGGGGAGAGAGCAGAACCCTGAACAATCACGTTTGGGACTCCATTCTAAGCGAAGAGGTTGGCGAGGTAAGCGAAGAGGCCGTTTTAGTATGGAATGCCAAGCTAGGCATAAAAAAGGGCTTTGCTTCAAAGTTCACCCTTGAGCAGCAAACCGAAAAGCTGAGAGCTGAGCTGATACAAGTGGCCGCTGTCGCCATCCAGTGGATAGAGGCGCTTGATAGAGATATTAGCATTCAATCTAACTTGGGTGGGAAATAGCATGGCATCAACTGAGCACAATGATTTATGTTTAAAAGCGGTCAAGTTTCTAAAGAATAATGGATTTGCTGTTTCATTTGATGATCGCTTTCAGGCTGCAACGGGAACGGGGGAGCTGCCTGACGCAATCGGCTTTAAAAATGGAGTTAGCGTGGTCATTGAAGTTAAAGTGTCTCGCTCTGATTTTCTTGCTGACAAAAAAAAAGCATTTCAGGAAAGAATCTGAATTAGGCATGGGAGATTGGCGTTTCTTTTTATGTCCTCCCGAACTCATAAAACCTGATGAATTACCGGAAGGTTGGGGTTTGTTATACGCACACAATAAAGTGATTAAAAAAGTGTACGGCTTCCCACCAAATACGCAATGGTTTTCAAAAAAGCCATTCAAGGCGAACAAACAGGCTGAGTGTGATTATCTGTACAGCGCGCTTCGCCGATTGGCCGTAAAAGGTCATTTAGATGCAGTTTACGAATAAGAGGGTAAATAAGGCTATGGCTAATGATTACGATGATAAATACATAGAAGCACTAGAAAAGCAGGTCGAAATTCTTGCTCATCATCTTCAAATTGTTTGCTTAGATGTAGAAGCCTTGCCGTCACACCAAGAAATTTACGGAAAGGGTGCGAACGAAATGATTAACCGTATTGAAGCACTTTGGGAAACTAAAATATCTGCAGATAAAGTTATCGGTGAGCACTTTGAAATAATGAATGGATTTAAAGGTGATTGA